GAGGAAGCCGCCCTACGCTCAATTGAGGAATCAAAGTTCGGAGAGACAGACGTTGAGGAATTGGACAAGTTAGAGGAGGAATCTAAGAAAAAGCAACTCGCTCTATATGATATGAGAGCAGAGATTTCTAAAAAAGAAATGGAATTAAGGGAGGCTCACGTAGCGGAATTGTCTGCTAAATATAAAGAAGAAAGGGAAGTGACTAGCGATCATCATACGCAGATACAGAATCAGCTTGTCGAGTCACTTGAGAAACAAGAGCTTCACTATAAAGATTACAACCTCAAAAATGCCGAACTAAGCAAGATGGCGATGGAAGCAGAACTTGCATCCTATCAGAAGCAACTTGAGGATTTAGCGAAACTTAAGGAGCAAGGAAAAATATCAGACATTGAGTACAATTCTGGAAGCAAGGAAATAAACAATCAGATCGTAGAAACTGAACGTCAAATACAAGAAGCTAGGCTTAACGAAATTCGGATCGCTTACGAGACGGAGGGAAGCCTAAGAGAGCAATTCAAGGAGATGGCTATTCAAGCCAATGAAGACCAGTTCAGGGAGCAGAACATTTCCCTGGAAGAGTACAACAACCGAGTCAGGGCTATCAACCAAATTAATCTCCAAGAGCGGCAAAAGGAGATAACTATGGAGTTGAATATGCTGATTAAGTCATTCCAGGCTGGGGAATTGGCAGCAACTCAGTATATTCAAAGGAGAGAAGAGCTGGAGAGCGCGGCTAGGGAAATCTCAGGGGAGATTGAGCAACAGAGACTTGATGATTTGAAAGCTTATCATGAACAGGCATTGACCGAAGTTGAAAACTTTAAGGATAAAGCGATTCTTGCTAATGAAGAGCAGTACCGACAGGGATTGATTAGCCGGGAGGATTATAAATCCAGAAGCCTAGAAATCGACACAATCATGAGTTACGAAGTCCTAGAAAATCGCAAGAAGGAGCTAGAGGCTTTAGAGTCATCCTATAAGGCTGGAGAAATTGCAACTGAGGGCTATATCGAGAGACGGAAGGAGTTGTCGAACTCAATCAAGGAAGCAGAAGACCAGCTCAATAAGGCTCGAATGGCATCAATTCGTGATTACTACACTAAAGCCATCAAAGAGGTCGAGAGATTCACCGAGAATGAGCGACTCGAAGTCAAACGTCAATTGGCGGCCGGTGAAATCGATCGCCGTGAGTACAATGAAGCGTTGAAGCAGATTGACCAAAGTGGCTCAGAGGAACGTAAGCGCTGGCTAGAAGCTGAGTTGAAAGCGCTTGAGGATAATAATAAGAAGGGGATTATCTCAGTTGAGGACTTTGGCGATCGCAAGGAGGAAATCCTAGAAGAGTTAGGTGATATTGCTGAAGCGCAACTCGACCGTGAGATTGAGAAACTTGAGGAAGTCGCTAGGGCATATGAGGATAAACTTTCCATTATGGCTGAACAGATGTCGCTACAGGAGTCACTAAACGAATTGGAGATCGTTGAGGCACAAGCGGCGGGCGCTTCAGATGTACGGATAGAGCAGATGAGGCTTGAACAAGTAAAACAAATTACAGAACTTAAGCGCCAAGAATTAGAAGCACAACTTGCTAAAAACCTAGCAACGGCTGAGGATGTGGAGCTACAGCGTCAACTCAATGAATTAGCCTTACAACAGTTTGAGGTGAACGCGACAAAGGACATTAAAGGTGCAGAGATGGGACTAAGGAATGCATTTGATTCCGCTGATTCCGCAGGCCAAGAAAGGGAGAGTGAACGTTACGAACTAAAAGGGGCTTACCTGGATGATGATATCAATAAGTTAGAGCAAATAAACAATCTAAGAGAGGAGGAAACGCAACACATTGAACAATCACGGCAAGCCTTAGAGCAACGTGCAGCGATCGCCCAGTCCAACTCCCAAATTGTTCTCCAGGGATTAGAGCAACAGGTTGCATTAGCTGACGAACTTCTCAACCTCTTAAACGCCGGTGCAGAGGCGGACAAAATCAGGGCAGAGATTGCCAGCCAAATTGGACTACCTGCACAGGCTACGGAACTGGAGATTCTCAAGAAAAAATACGAGCTGCAAACTCAAGCTGATGAAGAGAAGCAGCGCATGATGGACATGCAGCACCAGTTACAAGACCAGATCCTCCAGTCAGAAAACCAGCAAAACGCGATCGCCGCCGAACGTGCAGTTCAGGAAGCCTTTATCAACAACCTGAAATCACAACAAGCGGTAATCTCAGCAGAGGCTGCAATGGCAGAAGCGCGGGCTACTGGTGCATCGGCTGATAAGATTGCAGTGCTTAAAATCGGGCTAGACATAGCTAAACGCCAGCTTGATCTATCCGCTCGTCAAGTCGCGTCAGCACAGCAAAACGTGGAGGCAGTCAAGGATCAGAACGCTGCAAGACAGACGGCACTTGACTTGCAACAAACAATCGAAAGCTCTGAGCAGAAAGCAACAGCAGAAGCAGCCGATCGCACCGGGCGCTTGGCGATCGCCACAGCCGAAGCCAAAGAGAACAGCGAGGGTATGGCTGACGCTATGGGCAAAGTTGCCGACAATGCCGGAAAGGCGGCTGATGAGATGGGTGAGGCGGCTGATGAGATGGGTAAGGCGGCTGATGCTGCGAAGTCTACATCTACACAGAAGATGGCGTATCAGCGCCCCGATTTAGAGGAGATATCGAAAAAAGAGCTAGAGTTAGCAGCTAAGATAGCTGAAGCGCAGGGGGATACGGATAAAGCCCGCCAAATAAGAGACCAGATCGCTAGTGAGCAGAGAACACGAGAGCTAGAGGATCTCCAGAAAGAGGCGCGCTATTTACAAGAGCAGAGAGCGCTTTATTACAGTGAACGTGAGCGCTTTATCAAAGAGCAGACGACGATGGCTCAAAGCCTTGCGCGGGTAATGCCCGGCTTCTCCGTAGGTGATGCGAACGAAAAAGTATCGCGTATAGTCGAGAATGTATACGGTAAAGAGGGGTTAATGGGAGTAACGCCGGGCGGTGGAAAATCCGCTCAGTTACTTAATGAAGCGCTGCAAGGCTTTAACCCCAGCGCTCTTCAGCAAGGCAATAAAGAGATGCAGAAGTCCATGGAAAAGGGCAATCAAGACGTGGTACAGGGACTCGATAAAGTTAATGACACTCTCGCAAAAGGTGCTGCGCGCCCCAATAATATCACCATCAACGGAAGCCAGGATACGGGAGGGGACTTAGAGAAAACACTGGGGGCACTACAGAGGGCACAGCGTTAGACTGCGTTTAATAGCGGAAAAACCCACTAACAGATGGATTCATACTCTGACGGATCAATTTTAAATCTTGCCATATGTAATTCTAAAGCCTCTGCTGAGTAGACGTAAACTTCACGCCGTTCCTGTGCGCGAGTTTCTGCACTTTTGAGTAGCGCAAGGATAACAGGTGCGCTACATCGCCTATGGTGTAACCGTCCTTGGCATATCGCGCAATCTGGGAAAGCAGCCGGCGATCGCGCTCATCCCTGAGCTGCTGCAATACGATTCCGTACTCCTTGCATTTTTGATGCACTCTCTGGCGGCTTACGGATTCTCGCCTACCTATTTCTGCCAGAGAGACCCCTTCAAGAATTAATGACTCTATCTCTGATTTATTCACTCATCAACCTCCCAGACGCTGGAATGCTGTGGAACTCACAGCAGGATGCTGTGGAACCACATTCGTACCATCCATCCTCTCTAAGGTGGTAATAACGCCCGCTGCCTGGTACTCCAGTTATTAGGTAAGGATGGGATTGGTCACCATCCCCCTCTAGTACCGCCATACGCAGACTTAACCTTTCCGCGACCTCATGAGGAAACTCAATTTCATGAGGAAACTCAATACTATTCATCATCTTCTCCTTCAAAAATTTGGTGAATCCGCTCCCAAAATTCCGGACACTGATCGTCCTCTGGGTAGAAGCACCCTGAAGTCTCTACCAGTTTCCGGGCTATTCCTTGCCCAAGGAACTCATCCTTGACTTCTATAGCTACGCACCTCCAATCCCCATTGATTATCATGTATCCTACGGGGATGCCGTCGGATAGCGCTACATAGTAGTCGGGGCAACCACCATACCCGTCTTCGGTGAGTTCCTCTTCCGTAAGGAAAAGCATTGCCCATTCAGCGATCTGGGCGGATTCTTCTTGGGAAATTCTATTGTGGACGTGGATTTCGATGCTCATGGTACTTACCTCGTTTTGTTTATCGAACGTGCGCAAAACCGCCTCACCTACAAGGGGATGGGGTTAACTTAGATATTGATATTGTCCCGATTTTCTATCCACCATTTAGCGGATAAGGGAATCTCCTTACCGGACTTCCAAGCAAGAGCAATTTCCTCCAAATTTTGGAGGGCAATATCGCTTGCCCATTTTTTCTGTTTGTCGGAACCCTGGAAGGGATTTGACTCTACCCAGTGGAGAGCGTCCTCCACATCCGATTCATCGGGTTCAGATTCATCGGGATTGTTGTCTTCACCGTCAAAAATAGCTCCGTAAGTATCATCGTTGTCATCTACCTCCTTGAGGTAGTGATAATAGATCTGCTCTTCCCATGCTTTTTGCCCAGATAAAGGACGGGAATCATCGAGTGCTTCTGTTGAGAACAGAAGCAAAGTCTTCCCTTGCGGGATTTTTGAAGTTGGGTGCGCAATGTCTGATTTTTGGAAGATAAACTTCCCTTCAAACTTGCGCTTTACGGCATTAGCAACTTTATGGCAACCAGGCTGGTCGCCATGTAAGGAGATAAGCTTATTGAGCAAGCGCTCGTAAGCGCTCGTTTCGGCTTCTGGGCAAAGAAGCCGATAGGGTTGTGGGCGTGGTCGGGATATCATGGCGTTTACCTCGTTTTGTCTATATCTCCATAATAGTCAAACGTTCCGCAATTGTCAAGCAATTCCTAAAACTCTCAGAAAGTGGGACAATAGCAACGACAGAGTGGAATCGGTAATTAACCGATTGAACTCTTAACCAGGTTCCTGAACCGGGCGAACTCTGCATCAAAGAGTAGTTTGACAACGCCGGTCGGGCCGTTCCGATGCTTGGCGATGATGACTTCAGCGATCGCCCTGTCAGTTGTTTCAGGATTGTAATACTCATCCCGATAGAGCATGATGATCAGATCCGCCTCCTGCTCAATACCTCCACTTTCCCGAAGATCCGACATGATGGGGCGCTTGTTTGTTCGGGATTCTACGGCTCGACTTAGTTGGGATAGTGCGATGATGGGGACATTCAATTCTCTGGCTAATCCTTTTAGTTGCCGGGTAATTTTAGACAACTCCTGAACCCTGTTATCGCTCCCACCTTCCATTAGCTGTAGGTAGTCGATTATGACCAGACCAATATCGCCCTTTTCAGCCTTTAGCTGACGTAGCTGGCTCTTCATTTGATTAACGGTAACGTTGGGTGAATCCTCAATACAGATAGGTAATTCAGCAAGTCTAGTATGGGCGTTAATGATCTCCTCCCACTCGTTTTCCGTTATCCGTCCCGATTTGATTCGAGTCCCTTCTATTTGGGTCTCGTTGGAAAGTAAGCGAAGCGCTAGTTGCTCCTTGCTCATCTCTAGGGAGAAGATTGCGACAACTTGCTCCTCTGCGTAGGCTGAGACGCTACGGGCGATCGACATTGCGAAGGCGGTCTTGCCCATTGACGGACGACCAGCGAGAATAATCAAATCCCCCCTCTGGAAGCCTGCGGTCATTGCGTCAAGATCGTAGAATCCACAGGGAATTCCTGGGGATATCTGATGAGTTGCTCTAGCTTGCATCTCTTGGTAAGTGCGGGATAGAGTATCCTCTAGCCACTCAAACCCTGTACGCTTTTGCTCTTGGGCAATATCAAAGATTGCCCCTTGAGATTTTTCCAGAACCTCTGAAGCTGGCATTGAAGTATCATAGCCGTACCCGTTAATGCGGTGGGATGCAGTGATAACCTGACGGCGGAGGTATTTATCCATGACAAGCTTGGCGTACTCATCAATATTAACCGCGTGAACCGTTGTGTTGATGAGGTGGAGTATTTTATTTGCTCCTCCAATCTTTTCTAGATTGTGATTGTCCTCCAGCTCGGTTCTCACGGTCATGAAATCCACTGGAATATCTTGTGCCCATAGTTTGAGCGCTGCCAGGTAAATAATTTTATGTGCTTGTACGCTGAATGATTCCGGGTCTAGGGTGTCGGCAATGCGCCCGATCGCCTCCCTATCCATCAGCACGCCACCTAGGATTGCCTCTTCCGCTTCAAGATTGTGTGGGGGGAGTTGTTCTTTCATCATCTCTGTTTTGTCTAAAAATAAGATTGTCGCTCTGATCGACACAAAGGGTGGCTTGCAAAATATAGGGAGCCAAGCGTGTCAACAATGTACTCGGTCGATTCATTTGTCCGGACTTTGAACCGGATTGGAGTGTACCAGCCTAATTGCCCCTTGAGAGAAGCGTATGTAAAACAAGCTGTCCTGCTGTGAATCTTGACCGCTTTAATTCCAGACTCGCTGGTGTATTCCTTTCCAATTTCAAATCTTTTCATTGTTTTGTCCGGCTATTTTTTGAAACTCATCAAAATTGTCATCAATCCAATTGAGGCACTTCACAATCACGTCACCGTGACAGTCCTGGGGCTTGCAGTAGCATACAAGTTGCACCCCGTTGGGGTAGCGATCACTCTGCACTTTTTGCCGAATTGCCCTCAATTCCCGAATCACTGTGCGATCGCCTAAGCAGATTCTCTCGTAAAGCCATACCCTGTACTTGCGGACAACTTGTTGGCGATCGCCGTCTTCCCCAATAGTGAACGGATTGGCGAGGGGGGATTTTCTCAGTCCCAATTTGTAGTTAGACCGCCCGATGTAAATCTTACCCTTCCCAGTCCATCCTGATTTGTAACCATTGGTAACTCGGTACATCTTTAGATGTTAATCATTGGGATGATACGACTGCTGTAGTCATGATTGAACTGGTTCCAATATTGCTCTCTCTCGTGAATTAAGTATTCAGCGATTTGTTTCGTAAACGGGACTGCGTTTACTTCCTTTGCCGCTATTTTTTTTGCAGCGTCAAGAGTTAAAACAGAGAATCCGTGTAACCTTACAGGATCAATCGCTTTCAAGTCAAAGCAGATCCTGTTTGAGCCATACAAGTAATAGTAAATACCTTCCGGAATTTTATACACAAATGTGTATCCGTCATACATCCATCTTCCATCTTTAATTTCTGTTTTTGTTACTCCGATCTGCGATGTCCCTTTTGAGTAAACAAGCCAGAACCCTGGTTCAACTTCAGATTCTCTAGAGGAAGCTAGACTGGGAATGTGGGAAACAAGCGCCCATCCTCTTTGCGCTGGCGATAATGCTTTAATCATGACTGGTTCTCCTGTCTATTTTGCTTTACTTGTACGTTACCAATGTCTTCAAAACTATCTTTAAACCTATCAACATCATCTCCTAAATAAAGGAAATCGTTGTAGTACCGTGGTGATTTTTCTTGAATGCCTTCCGGAGAAATAAACGCTATCCGCTTGTAGGCTTCACAGATAGCGGAACACTGAGACTTCCACTTCAGATACCACGCAGCCCCGGTTCGATTAAGAAGTAGGATCGCGCTCTCTATACGCCCTTGTCGGTAAGAGTAGATAGCTTTTTCGAGGAAGGCTTGTTGGAGATTTCCGTAAGGGGGATTACACCAAACTTGCCCTACCCACTGATGGTTTAATCCGTCGGTTTCTTGGGTATAGAATTTCCTGGCTTTTATCCACTCTTGAGCTATTAAGTTGGAAGCTGGATCTGTGTAAATTCCCCCCATGACCTTCCTGGCTTTCTCGATATATTCAGGAGGTGTGTACCACTCAACGGTCTGCTCCTTTCTCCACCCAATACTATCGGAGATGGCGGCGATCGCCTCATAGTGCTTTACTACCTTCTCTAATTCGTAGTATCGCGCTAATTCGGATTGAGGAACCGGCGATTGCTCTCGCTCTTTTTTGATGCGCTTCATCTCATCTAGCGCTTGTCTTTTAGTAATCATTCCAAGTAATCATTCCAACTCGCTATCTTTTCCCCAAAAGAGTCTATACAAAATTTCTTGAATTTCGTTATGTTCCTCTTCATATTTCTCTAGCCGTTCAAACAACTCAGGAGATATGTTAACAGCTGAAGGATTTCCAGGCTTTGCTTCATAGAATTCATAAAGATACCTTTCTTGTTCGCGCACTTCGATAAATTTAGGCTCTTCAACCATAGTTAGCTACCTCTAGAAACTCTTGCAAAAAGACCGCCCCCAGTTGGGGGACTATGGCGTTTCCGTAGCCACGCAGGGCATCTAATCGCCCCACTCTTTGGGATAGCCCATCAACCATCGGATGAATTCCGGGTTTAATGGGGCGGGCTTTCCCGTCGGAACACCTAACCCACTCTGGATTATCCCAGATATCAAACCTCGAATCTTTCTCAGCCCTACAGAATCCCCGGCTCCACTGTTTCCGTTCTGGGGTGGGGTTAGTGATGTGGGTGTTGGCCACAGCGCCCCAGTACAGCCGGTCGCGCTTATGGTAGGCTCCGACAGATGAAGCCGGTAGAGCGATCGCCGCGACGGCGTAACCAATTCCTTCCAAGTCGCGTGCCACTTTATCCCACCATTTAAGGGCAGTATTTGAAACAACCTGCTCTCCAACGAGGATTGGAGGGCGACACTGTTCAACGAGATTAAAGAAGACTGGCCACAGGTGGCGACGGTCGGTGAATCCCCTTTGGTAGCCTGCCCTTGAAAACGGCTGGCAAGGGAGACTTGCCGTCCAGATGGGGAAGTTTTGAGGGATGCCTGCCATATCGCAAGAGAGTGGCCATCCTCCAATACCACAGAAGAAGTGGCATTGAGTAAATTCAATAAGCTGAGTTGACGTGACTTCATTGATGTCAGCCTCCAGGACTTTGCCTGGAGGTAGTGTTTTATTTTGTGTGAGCAATCGCATCTTTTCACAGCATTTGTGGGAGCGATCGGTATAGAGAATCATTTTTTGGTTTTGGATTCCTGTTTAGGTGTCGCTTTAGCCATGATCAAATAATTCCACATGATCAAATAATTCCAATTGTTTACTACGTTTACCAGTACGATCACACACCCAAAGAACTTCTACTCGCTTCTCCCTGTGGTGTTGACTGGCGCTTGTATATGTCGGGATTTCGATTCTCTCTTGAGCGCTTAAAGGTTCAACGTTTTGCGCGTAGTTACTCAAGATATAGGATGACTTGCACTGATCAAGCTCAAAACATAATGATGCCCAATCCTGTGCCGTGTATCCCTTGTAGTGTCCTTGGTCATATCCAGGATAAGGTGGATCGATATAGATCAGTGTCTCCGGTGAGTCCCACCGTTTAATACAGTCAATCGCATCACGACAAGCGATCGCCACATTACTTAATCTCTTCAGACATTGACCTAATACACTCTTCTTATTTGCCCAAGTATGGGATTGGAATTTACCCCTAACTGAGGTCTTCCACCCACCGTTTAGATCATGGGAAAAAGACTGCATAACTGCGACATAGTAAGCCCATGCTCGTTCCAGATCGGCGTATAATCCTGGATCTTCGAGAATCTCCTTAGCTCGACGGTGTTCAGCTTCTGAATAGGGGGTAAGCTCAATTAATCGCTCTAGTTCGGTAGGGAGCGATCGCGCTACTCTATACAGGTTAATCAAATCAGAAGATTTATCGTTGATAATCTCCTGTTTTGATGGTTTCTTTCTAAAGAAAACCGCCCCACCGCCAAAGAACGGTTCAAGATAGTTGACATGGGGTATCGAGTCAACTATAGGGAGGATGTGGTGTGCAATTCTTTGCTTTCCTCCGTAGTAGGTTATCAATGGGGTCATCGGGGTCATCTTTTAACAGCGCTATCTTTTCCCGAAGTGATTTTGATAATCCCTCCTTTAATTGTCGAAATCTTCAGATGCGGGAACGCCTCCTTGATTTCTTGAACGTAGAACGAAGGGCGTTTATGCATCTGATAGCCCTTAGGGGTTTCCCCCTCTTGTTTATTACCGTCATAGTAGACGGTAATAAAAACCTCTTCGGCAACTTCTAGGGCATGAGCGATCACCGTGAGACGGACGGTCTTCTCTCGAATGACATTGAGGACATTCGAGAGAAGGACAGTGTGGTATTCGCCACTCAGGACGCGGCTGTTATGTTCAGGAGTGCGATTGAAAGGATCGTAAACCTGAGCATCAAAACCCGCATCCTTAAGGTAGTCAATGCCTAGATCATATTTACCACCACCGTAGTCAAGTACGGATTTTCCAGAAAACAGTTGGTGGTGACGGTGCAGTGCAGGCACTTGTTTAATACTGGTCAGTGCTGATGAGTATTGTTGAGTAATCACGATATGGCTCCTTGTTTTATCTATATCCTTATAATAACTGAATGTTTAGTTATTGTAAAGTATTTTCCACAAAGCGCTGAAACCCTTGCTGCACATCACCGATCGCCCTCTTCTTCTTAGCCATCTCACCAAGGACGTAGAGAAGCGGTAACTGCTTACCCAGTAAGTCCGCTTCTTCGGCGATCACCCTCAAGGACTTCGGCTCATCGGTCAGGACGGTGATCGCTGCGCGGGCAATTTGCTGTAGCTCCAGCGAGTCCCTAAGAGTCCCGTTTTCCGGACAAAAAAGGATCGCAATGATCTCCTCTGTGCCACGGGTTCCCTTGTCTGCATCAAATTCAAAGTATCCAGGAGGATAGACTTTTACCTCCTGCTTGGGTGTTGCTTTAGCTCTAGCCATTTCCTAAGACTCCAAGCTCTCAGGAGGTTCAGCAAATCCGATCAGCCGGCAATCCTTGAAGACTTCCACTAATCCGTACCTGATGGCATGTTCCCTAGACGCTTCAAGCAATGGATCATCTGGGCCCATTGCCAAGAATCGATCGCGGGCACTATTCGCTGCTGCTTCCTTCTTCTCATCTTTCCTGGTAGGAAGAAGTCCCCGAACCGTCTTTAGGTATCCAACGCTCTGCTTCTTGCTAGAATCAGGTTGAGATGCACCCTGGGTTCCCTGCTCCTCTTGAGCGATTCCGGTTCTGGAATCGGCGGGGTTTATTTTGGGTTGGGGTGCGGGTTCCTCAACGTAGATTGAAGTAGGGGAAACGGCTGCAAGATGGCGAACAAACTGCTCTTGCTCTTCGGCGGGAATAGACAAGCCTGCATCTATTCTGGTCTTGACGTTATTGGCGCGTTTTTCAAAATGCCGGCAGTAGACGTTCCAGTCAGCTTCTAATCGCTCGTATTTTAACTGAGCGTCAGCATCCCGATCTTCAGACGTTTTACCACTAACGCGATAGTAGCCCAATACTTGCGGTTCAGCTAAGTCTTCTTTGCCCGTTTTAACGTTCTTGAATCGGTCACTAAAAGTGTCGATCCAGCAATCAATTTTCCACGCCAAGAACTCTGGCTTTATCCTTCTGTGTTCATTTTTCCATGGGCCATCGGGGATGGATGCGTGAGGGTTGGCGTTCAGAGATCTCTGTCCCCACTGGTTACGGGTGGGTTGAATACCAAAGTGCGGGTCTGTGGTACTGATTTCGCCGGGATTTGAGATCTCCTCTACCTTTTCCTCAGTAACCTCTACCTTTTCCTCAGTAACCTCTACCTTTTCCTCTATAACCGGAGCCGGTGCGGGTGGCTTGGGTGGCTTGGGTGACTTGGGCTTGGTGTTTTTCCGCTTCTCAGAGGATGCCGGTTTGGTTGGGGTTGGAACTGGGATGGACTTCTTTAGCCAGCGATAAAGCTGTGCGTACTTACCGCTAACTCTCTCTAGAATGCCTTCCTTGATTAGCTTGGCAATAAAACGTTGGGGTGTCCGCTCGGACTGGTATCCAAGCTTTTGAGCCAAAAACCTAGGATCTAATCTGAACTCCCCACCGTTCCTACACTCAAAGGGATAGAGCGTTTGGATCTGGATGACAAAAAACCGGAGTGGTGGGTTCACGATTTTCTCCCGGATGTAGTCAAGGAAGGAGCTTGTGCAGGGGAAAAACTTCTCCTTGATTTTCTTGTCAACTTTGGAGCTGACTGTGCTATGATCAGAGGAGCTTAACTCCAAGTCAAAGGAAGTTGTTGTAGAAGCCGTCATTCCGCCCCTCCGACACTTTCCGAAATATCTGCATCAGACCGCTCTTGCCACATCTCCGCAAGGGCGGTTTTGATGTGTTGGGATGTTGTACAGAGGGTGTTGGCGATCGACTCTATCTCGCGGGCAATCACTTCATTAGTGAGTAGCTCAAACTTAATTTCAGATTCAAGCTCACTAGGGAGTCTATGTATCGTTTGAGTCTCTGTGCTTTGGTTGTGACGGATCGGGGTGTTGGGAACCGCCATCAGTGGGGGAAGTTTTAGGGTATTTTCACCAGACTTGTTATCTGGCTTAGATTCTGATATCATGAGATTAGTGTTTTATTTTGTGTAAGGGTTGGCGTTTGGAAAGCCGGGTTTTCTAAAATCCTCCTTCATTCGCCTCCCCCTTTTTTTTCTCTCTTCACAGGTTCAACCTCGAAAGTATGAAAAATCACCATTTTTCCCTCCAGTCTATTATAGTCAATTGCCTCAAGGACTTAGATGTACCAACAAGTTACTTATCGGAAGTTACCGGTAGAACACCCCAAGCGATTAACAAAATCAAACGAATGGGTGGCGGTACTCAAGTAGAGACATTAGAAGCCATTATACAATCTGTCTCAGCATCTTATCCAGAGTTTTGTCCGATCTTCATAGATCGGATTCATCAATCTTTGGGGTATCAACCCCCGGAAAGCGCTGACCGGAGCAAGATAGCAATGGCGGCTATCCGTTCCTCTTCCTTCAATGAAGCCTTCCTTTATTATAAGTCCATCAGTGATCGCCTGATGCGGGAGGATCTTCTTTGATTTTTCTAGTCCTGCGTCTTCTCTTGATTTCGGAGAGGATCAGCAAGTTGTCAGCTAGGTTAGTTTGGAGTAAGCTAAGTAGCTCATCGTCTGGGATACGTTGGAGATCCCTGGGTTTCACGCTGTATTGTTCCCCTCCTCCTTTGTTGTTTTGTCATTATAACACATACCCATTATATTTACACAGGATCAAGAAATGTGTCAAGAGAAAAATTTGTCCGAGTCCAGATCGTTGTCACTCCAGAGCTGAAGGATCAGTTAGACAAGCTATCTAATAAGAGTGCATTCATCCGTGCTGCGATCGCCGAAAAGCTTGGTATCGATGCCCATACATTTGAGATTGATACTGAGGATACCCGACTGGTTGACCATCAATGCCAGGTCTACGTTACGGAATCCATGAAGCAAGCTTTGTCAGAAGTAGAGAATCAGAGCGAATTTGTCCGACAGGCGATCGCTGCACGAATGCGAAAATTTGGGCTATGTAATGATGACTATTCTAGACTAAAATCCCTCGCTGCTGGATTGGGGCTACCCTTAGATGAATTAGTGTACCGGGTTCTGAAATCGGCAATCAAGGATGGTGATCGGGGACAGTTACGGCTCGACTATGTTGAGCGGTTCCGAGATCTGCTGCCAAGGGGCGATCGGGAATTAAGAGAATTGAGTGAGCGATCGGGTGTGGAATTACAGAAGCTTAGGGATATTCGCTCAGGGAAGCTCAACGACTTAAGACACAAGGAGTTATCCCGCCTCCAGGAAGCATTAGGAGTCGATTAAGTGTTACGGATATCAAATCGGGCTAGGGGTTGTTTCGGTTCTTACCAAGATGACCCCCCTCTTTTTCAGTATTTTCAACAGGCAGGAAACGACATTCTTGTCGTTTAGTGGGTATAAGTAAGCGACATCTTTGTCGTTTCCTCGACGACAGGTTTGTCGTTTAAACGATCACTTTGTCGCTTCCTTCGTCTGAAAGTCTTATAAATCAAGCTTTCCAGGTTCTCTTAGATCTTTAAGATCTAAATACAAATAGATCTATAGGAATTACAGATCTTGATCATTAAAACAAGAAGGAAAGGCAAAGCGCGTAAAACCCCTAATTTCAAAATCAACGCTCTTAAAAATAAATTACATCTCTCTTTGGTTGAAAAACAAAAATCAATATCCTCACCCACAACCTTAAAGAAAAGATCCTTATGGGGTTGACGAAAAAATCAATAGTCATAGGGGTTGACGAAAAAATCAACATTATTGAGGGTGTAGGTGTTGAACAATGAGTCAATACCATAGGTAAAGACACTAAAAAAAACGAGGTCGGTTATACCACCTCGGCTGGTTGATGAGTCGCTCAAATTTGCCCCTACGGCTAACTAGCCAGCTTAACCCTCTGTTCCCTCTTTTCAATCTTATCCATCGCCTCCTGGACAAATATAAGGGCTTTGTGGCTCACGCCTGGGTACTCATTGAAAAACTCGGATTGAACCCAACCCCGATCGCTACCTGAGCATTCCCAGAGATATTCTAGATAATCCTCCTTGCTGCATCCCGTAAAGGAGTAGGCACGCCAATTGCTTGGCGGTAGCTCACCGACTTCCGTTTTGTACTGGAAGAAAGCCCAGCTAGGAGGGTAACCCAAATCATAGGCTTGTCGGATTGATTCATAGTAGATATCGCGCTTCTCCTGGATTGTGAGCTTCCTGATTTTAGGCTTTTTGACCACCAACTCCTCAAGCTCTCGCTCTTTCCTGATTTCCTTAGCCCAGGTATATCCACAAGAACAGACCTGTACGAAGCAATAATGAATCTCTCCGCACTCTGGACACTCTTTCATTGGTACATCACCCCGACCAACCTCTTTCGCCTCATCTAGGGTAAATTTTCGCATGGATTCAGGAAGCCCAAGAGTCTTGCAGTTTCCGGTCTGGTCGAGTACGATGCAATTCTTTTTCCCTGGTGCGATCCGCATTCCCCGGCCAATCTGCTGGAAGTGGATCGCCTTAGATTTGGTGTGTCGTAGGAGCATCAAGCAATCAACCAGTGGGGAATCGAAACCTATGGACACGACCATGCATGAGGTTAATACCAAGATCTCACCGGATTCAAGCTTGGAGTAGATCCGGTTCCGTTCAGCTATGGGAGTCTCACCGCTCACCGTAGCAGCCGGGATGCCCGCTTCATTGAAGGCGATCGCCACCGCTTCAGCGTGAGAGACATCCACACAGAAAGCCAGCGATCGTCGTCCGTTTGCCTTCTCTCTCCAATCGTTAATGATTGCCTTGATTAGTTCGGGGTCATTACAAGCGTTCGACAGGTCTTTGGTTTTGTAATCTCCTTGGCTTAAGGGGACATTAGAAACATCTGCTTGCTGCTTTAAGCTGAAGTACCTCATCTTGCATAGGTATCCCATCTCTTGAAGCTTGTGGGGCACAGGAGCAGCCAGTAGCGAATCGAAATAGGTTTTCATCCCTTCCTTCTTACTGAGGCGGTAGGGGGTAGCCGTGAATCCTATGCGCTTGGATTCCAGATTCTCCATAATCCACTTTCCTGCCGTGGAGAATGCGGTGGTGTGCGCTTCATCCAGAACCACCATCTTCCAGGGTTGATGCTTCCACCAATCCCGTCGGGCTAAGGTCTGTGCTGACGCGACTTGGATTGCCATGCGTCGGTCTTCTTTGAAGCGCCCGGCGATGATGCCGATATTGTAAACGCCTACGGATTGGAGCTTGGCGATCGTTTGTCCGATGAGTACATCCATGTGAACAACGATGAGGACTTGGCACGGTTGCCAGACGGCTGGAGCGACATACCTGGAACAGGCTTCGGAGAAAATGACGGTTTTGCCTGCACCGGTTGGAGCGCAAACGCATGTCCGTGCGTCTGAGGGTAACCCCATGATTTGGTCAATTAGTTCTTGTTGGTAGTCTCGGAGTTTCATTGTTTTGTCTATGTGGGATAGGGTTCAAAGGCTAGAAGGGGCTATCCAAGAACAACTCTTGCTCCGTGATAATTTTCCAGTCCTCACGGTTATAAGCAAGCGCTTCTTGTAAATCTTCGTTAGTCCACCGCTCAAAATATTTAATCTTTTCGTCTAAATAGGATAGAGAGCGATTAGAAAACAAATCATCTAGAATTCTCTCTAGTCCAGTTTCTCCGAAAGCGGCTAATAGAACGATGGATTCCGATCTTCTATTGGTGATTGCATCCCAAGTGACAAACTTGATGAAGTCTCGGACGGATATCGTTTGGGATCTAGTTCCATACCTCTCAGATGAGATCTGTACCTCAATTTGACAACCCGTGAAACCCTGTTCCTGTAAAGCTTTGAGGGCTTTCTTGCCGTTTTTTGGCAACCTGCCTAAATACTCCTTACTGCGTCCGATCGCTAAAGAAGCGCCTGTCACCCCAATCCGTTTTTCCCCATCAGGGAGCATGTAGCAGTCCAGTGCCACATCCCCTGCTAACTTTAATTCCGCATTAACAGCTCTAATGGTATCATTCATATGTTGACCTCTACTACAGGTTGACCACGCCCTCGGTTGCTGATAACAACGCGGGGGTACTTTAATGCTTATATCGTATCATAAAAAGCACGGTAAAAACCGCGCTTAACTATCAGTTATTCAGAGGTTTAATACGGTTTAATACGGGATATCTTCCTCCTCCATCGGCGGATAACTCCCCTTACGCTTAGTGACCCACTCCACCCAAGCGGCTCCCTTTTTACCACTTTCAGAAGCGGGTAAGTTGTCAAAGCAATCTTGAATATAAGTGATGTCCCATTCGGGCAACTCTCCCTGTGCCCATATTATTGCATCATCCGGATTCTTCCACTTTCTCCAAGGTTTAGACGGGTCATCGATCGCCGCCACATTCCCCACTACCGGCGCGGGGGTCTCTCTCGGTTGAACGTTGAGAACTTGAGAACCGGGGTATTGCTTGGCGATCGCCGAAGCCGCCGCACTAACCGCTCTTTGTTCCTGTTGCCTTGGCGATGTTTGTACAGGTCTTGCCGGGGGTCTACTTCCTCCCCCATTTCTTTCCCGTCCTTTTTTGTGGTATAAGTCGAGACCTAGCCCAAATTTTGCACAACAGCGCCGAAACGCCATAGCTTCTGCGTTAGAGGTCGGATCGCCAAAGGAGCGTTTCCGTTTCCCGTCAGACTTAAAAACATTATGAGCGTCGTGCTCTTCTTGCCCGGTTGATTGCCTGGAAAGGGCAATATCTTCCCCTTGGATCGTAAGCTTACCGATCACGATGGTTCTATCATCGTGGTGTCTCACCTCTATTTCCCATTCCCAGAGATAATCGGCGCGCTCGTTAAGCAAATCTACTAGGTTATACCAGGAGATATAAGAGACCTCTGTCCCTTCCTCCCTTTTGATAGAGACAAGCTCTTGGGGTACGGGGGCGCGTAGTGCGGCTAGGATTTCAGAAATATTCATGCTTCACCTGTGTTTTATTTTGTGGTGTGCTAGTATCGATGAATCACGCTTCGTGTCGTGATTTTCTTTGTTTTGTCTATGCATGAAGGGGAGAGATGCTTGTCCGGCGCTCTCCCTTTCGTGTATGTATCTACAATAGCGCGATATTTTACTATTGTAAATAGATGCGATAAACCACATTAGTGTTAAACTCAGCTATAATACGTTTACAATAGCGAGGCGCTATGGTTAAAAAAGGCGAAAAACGAGAAGTAACCTGGACTCCGAACCCCGACGGTTGTCCTTTGTTTGGCAAGAAATATAAATTCGAGCCAAGGTATGGGAAAAGGATGGGAAAGTCGATAACCCTGGCTATGCTCACTGAGGATTATATGCGCGTAAAGGATCGGGCTAAGGAAGAGAATCGCAGTGTACAGGATTTCATCCGTGCGGCGATCGTCTACGCGCTAGAACACCCAGAAACCATTAAGGAGGAGCGCCAGTAATGTAAATTTCGGTTATATTCCCTACCTTCCTCTGCTCAATGGGGCAACCGTTAACGCCCTGGACGAATGCGGCGACGTTAGGGTATGTGCCCCAATCCCAGACAGGGAATAATGCATTAGGATCTGTGAAGTTTGTGGCTAAGTTGTCATCTCCATCGTAGGCACCGAACCTGAAATAATAGTTGGTGGTAACGCTGGCATCGGGGTTAATGACATCAACCTGCCAGAAGTGTACATCTCGAACGTCAGCTTGGCTATAAACTACATGGCCCCTAAGTTCCTCACAAGGGTTAGGTTCTGGCGTAGGTGTTGGCGTAGGCGTTGGCGTAGGTGCTGGCGTAGGTGCTGGACTTGGAGATGGACTTGGAGATGGACTTGGAGATGGGGATGGTGCTGGACTTGGAGATGGGGATGGTGCTGGACTTGGTGCAGGAGTGGGCGCTGGACTTGGTGCAGGAGTGGGCGCTGGACTTGGTGCAGGAGTGGGCGCTGGACTTGGAGATGGGGATGGTGGAGAAGGCGCTGGAGTAGGGTAAGGTGATGGTGCGGGGGTTGGGGTGGGTGGGTCTTTCTCTTCTTCTTCCTCCTCCTCCTCTTCTTCTTCCTCCCGTTTTTCGGGGCGAAACTCTAATGCCCAACTTCCCCATGGACTCAAAAACTCTTCCTCTCCTTCTTTGTACCCTATTTTGTAGTGAATAAAATCAACGTACCCTTCTTTTTTTTCTTCTCCTGCAATAACTGTGGGTTCGGTATAAGTAGGGTATACAACATTTTTCTTGGTGACCGTTCCTACGTTATCAAGAAAACCGCCTCTCGAATACTCTAGCTGACTTTTAGGTTTAACCTTGGCTAAATAAGTGCCTGGTGGTAGTACAACAAAATTAGTAGACAAGGGAGACGGTGCGCCCGGATTACCTATTTGTGTGTCACACTTATATTGCCCATCTTTGTAATATTCTCTATTTTTAGTAGAGTAATATTTTGAGTCTACCTGTTCAGACCACTTGCCCCCATTTATTAGCTTGCTGTCTGACATTAACGAGAAACCCCTTTGTGTCTTTATCCTACCATCGACTCCCGTAGGAAGGCACTCGTATCTTAATGGAAATATAGCCTCAATTGATTTCGTGGATATGTCAGCTATAGGATTACATGCAGCCACTTCTAGTCCCCTAGGTAGAAGCCTAATTTTTATTTTTACACGAGTTCCTTTTGACTGATAAGAAAAACTGTCGCTACCCAGCACATCATACAATCTTCTATATTTAAAAACTTTGAGATCCTCATCCCATTCCACTTTTGCTCCTTTACTGGACTCATGATCGTAGCTATCTACTTTAAATCCTTCTACTGCTTTTGTCTCTGCGTCTTTAAGGATTGAAGGCGTTATCTCTACGGTTCTAGAGTCAGTGTTATCTAAGATAGTCTCTTTTTCCAAAGTAGGGGAATCATCATCATTTACATATATTGTCGATCCGCCTTTTTCATTGTTTGGTGTTGTCGATGCAAGAAATGGCCATCCCACTTTTATTTCATTCCAGGGTGGTGGAGCCTCACCCGCATCATAATTCAAGCAGGACGTGCTAAACTTCCACATATGATCGTGATCTGGCCAAAATAGCATCTCGACCGTCTCGTCTTCTGGATCAAGGGTAACCTTGTCTTCTTCTTCCTCATCCGATCGCCGCTTCTTCCGATCCTGCTCCAGATTCACCCGTGGTTTGTACGTTATTGACTTCGCATTTCCCTCCATTCGCGGCACAACTTTCTCGCCTTTCTTGATGCCACCAGAAGCGAGGTTATGGACTTCAGTTTCTCGACCGTTCACTTTGACGATCGCCTGTCCATTTTTATAGCCTACAAAATAGGTGTCCTTGCGCTCCTCATCCGCTTTCTCCCTTTCTGCCACTTCCTCTGTGTGCTTCTGGCGATTCTGTGCGGCTAGGCGTTGAATTAAGCGCTGCTCTTCTCTGGAGAAAGTCATTTTTAATAATATCTACGAGTCCTGTTTTTAGCGAGAATCATGATATCCGCACCTACCCTAGTCGCGACACCTTTACCGTAAGATGCGTTGGTCATCATCCTTGGGTTAGGGATCTCTTTTCCAGTTGCATCCGAGATGACCTTACGCCCTCGGATAGTAACCGATTCATCCGCATTCCCCCCTTGCGCTGCCTTTGATTTCTCCTGAGTGCCACCGCCATTTCTAACGGAGTGAACATAGCGATTAAGCAGCGCCATCTCTTCTAAAGATAGACCCATTAGACTATCCTCCCCCAAAGCTGATTTTGCCTGAATAAAGAAGTCGAGCCGGTCTGGATATTTGCAGCCGGTGAAAGGACTTGATAAAGCTTGACAACCGCCTGGCAATATCGCACTCCTAAAGTACCCGCACCCCCATTGGTAATGTCAATGGTGTTGCCGGAAATATTATCTTTCAATGTGATAGTGGTCGAGTTTGTAACCCCTACATAATAAAAAGCGTCCGCAGTCGTTCCACCCGGTGCTGTAGCTCCTGCTATTTCATGGATCATTACCCGGTCATTTTCCGCAAAACCATGGGCAGCGCCAAAGGTGATCGTATTATTTGCGGGGGAAATTGTGGAAATAATAATCTCTGGAGTCGCGCTAACTGCTGTCGGTTGAGCCATTACAAAAGTCGAGATCACAGTAAAGTCATCCGCACCTGTAATGATGGCTTCTACAAGCGTTTCAGCCTGGAGAGTTAGCGATTTCCAAGATACTGCATTAGCGTTAAAATTAAGGAGCGGGCGCGTTCCTTGATCCGTGATTTCGTTGCTGTAATATTCTAAGTCAGTCGTGTCTATTGTCGGTGCGGCTAAACTACAAAAGCCTAACCGCCATTGGTAGGCATTGATGTGTAGTTTAGCTAAGTCTAATATTCCTTGTTTAGTTGATGGCATAGTAATTCTTAAATAGCTAAGTGTTCAATCTCTAAATCATCTAATATTAGCTCTGGTGTAGCTAGTATATTGCAAGTCTCATCCCATAAAGATTTATTGATTAGTCCATGGTAAATATGATCATAAATTTGAACACAGTATCCTCCTAGTGCTTGCCCTTGGTTGATGTATCTACCTCCATTTAAATCCATGACGCTAGTAAACTCTACAGTCCCTTTATCGTTAGGGTAGGGGGACGCACTACCAAATAACTCAAAAAAGAAGATCTGTAAATGTTGACTAGCCTGACCAATAAAGTCATGCGATCGCCTCCACCTATTAGCGCTTTCGTAGTCGTCAAAGATTAAATACTTCATATTCCCCACCTGGTCATCATTTCGTTCTCTATTTTAGCAATGTCAGTAGTTGAATAGGAATCGCTAAATACAGCTATTTCCGCTACATACATCTGAGCCATATATCCCTCATGGGATCTACCTATTAAAAAGTTAATCGTATCTCTGACGAAACTCGTTTTATATGACTTATCCCAAACTACGGTTAAGCAGAAAAAGTTATTGATTGGAGCGCAGCTAAAGGGAGAGGATAGCCCACTACCATTTTTTCTGACTAATGCGGGGGATGGGTTATTATTGAAATAAGTCTGCCCTGATTCAAATAGATAAGAGCGATAAGCTGGAGCGTTTTGGGCGGGGTAAGAAAAGACTTGTCCAAAGGTTGACCAATTTGCCCCAACTGAGCGTAATACCGCACATATACCGTAAACATGGGGGGATGCTTTTGCGTGGTTGGACAGCCATGTTGATCCGTTAAAGTGGACTGTATCTCCTAAACGGGCATCTGAATAAATTAAAGGCTGATTAACTTTTGTTGTTTGTATCGCGTCCTCTCCAGACCCATTGTTAGCCCAAGCGGAAACACTATTAATTCCTGAGCTGGTATCAATGGTCAATCCCATATCAGCTCTAAACCAATAGTAAAGATCAAAGGAGGCGATATCTGTGTAAGAATGAGTAGCTCCAATATTCCACCTTGCTATCATCTCATCTTCAATGTCCTCAATATCTGGCGCACTTAAAGCGGTATCATGAATTACAATTTCTGCGAGATAAAATCCTAAATAGTAATTCTCGAAACTTCTATTAATTCTAAAGTTTTCAGCCCCTGAAATACGGTTATTTATATAAGTGGGATTGAATACCACGGTAATACAGAACCATTCATCTATTGGAGCGCAATTAAATGGTGATGAAACGCTTATTTTATTCCTCCTTACTAATGCGGGGGATGGGTTATTATTGAAATAAGTCTGCCCTGATTCAAATAGATAAGAGCGATAAGCTGGAGCGTTTTGGGCGGAGTAAGAGAAGACTTGTCCAAACAAAGGTACTTGGATAGTTCTCCACTGTGGTAGAGTGCTTCTAATGATCGCCGTGAAGCCATAATAAGCTTTAGTTACCCCACTATCTGTTAATCCCAAGAAAGTTGGGTTGTCGAAATACGCAGCGTTAATTTTGCCGACTTTGAAATATTGGGGCTGATTTGATTTAGTGGTTTGAGTTAGTGACTCAGCAGATCCTTGGTTAGTCCAGGTAGAAATCCCCGCATAAGTCGTGTAGTCGATTGTGATACCTTCGTCAGTCCTGAACCAGAAGCGGGGGTTAAGAGCGGCGATCGCGCTCGTTCGATCCTCATATTCCAATGCCCCGCCATAGTTGAATCCGCCGGTTAATTCATGAACGCTCGTTTGATCCTCATATTCTGACGTACCGCCATAATTAAACCCGCCGGTTAATTCATATATCTCACCAAGCACGTAAGCTAAATTTCCACCGTAGCCTACCCATGCCTCAGCATTGATGATGGTGGGAATGATTTGCTCCAATTTCCCCGTATACCCCCACAGATACTCAGTTTTCACATAGGGAATATAAGCTTCTGATAAGTCGCTACCGTGGAGATACTCCCCTTCAGACTCGACGATCTGATCGCCGTGGATTGTCATACCCCCATAGTTCCATTCGTCTATTAAATTGAACTCCTCTGGTGTGTTCGGATCGAAGTTGAACCACTGCGCCGATCCGCCATGCCTCCACCCTCCCGTCAGGATAGGTACAGGTTGGGGGATGATTAATGGGGGCGGTGGAACCGGTGACGGACTCGGTACGGGTACAGGAGAGGGGACTGGAGTTGGTGCGGGGGTGGGGGCGATCGGATCTTTGGGGTCTGTGGGGATGATGGGGGGCGGGTTGAGCTGCGGGTAGTATTGCTGAGTGCGGATAAAGAAATTCGGGACGCTCTTATAAAGGATGAGATCCATGGACATCAAAGCGGTATCGTTTTCCAGAGTCCAGGAAATTCCCTCTGCGATATACATGAAGGTTCGATCAAGGCTCGTGAACTTGTTGCGTCCGTACTCCTGCACTTTAATGAAGCCCACTGGCTTGAAGTTCTGAACGATATCTTCTCGCAGTGGGATAACTAGTTCGTGAAGCCAAACACGCCCTTGATCGAGGGCGGCGATCGCATTACCGATTTCGGACAAGTTCGACTTGTCTTTGATGAACTCTAACCGGATGTCTTTTTGCTTGGGGCGATACTCTGCATAGGCTGGCGCTTGCATCTCGACTTCGCATTCAATGTTCTCGGTTTCCTTACCAGAGCTTTCTTCCTGCATTGCGTCGCTCATGGTTTCCGGTTCGGGTGGTTGAGAGTCTCCCGAGTTAGAAAGAATGTACTCGGATTCTTCCATATCCACCCTTAAATTAAGGGCATCCTCCCTAGAAACCGCATCATCTCCTCTGGCTATCTTGCCATGAGATTGCCAGACAACTTTATTCCACTGCCATTCATCTTTCCTAAATTCTTCCCAGGTCTGCTCTTCTTTGTAGGTAGGAACAAGATCTAGTATCCAATTGGCATTATTAAACAACTCGTAGGCACTCTCAAAAGGCCAATAACCAAACTCCCTCTCAACGTCCCTTGGGGACATCTTGACACCTTCATTCTCCTTCTCGGATTCTGACTCTTCCTCCTCTTCTTTTTTGTCTTTCTCAATTACATACTTCTTCCCGTACCACATCTCGAATTTATAGTATTTTGACGTGATAGATCCTTTAGGTTCCTTAATTAATTTTGTATACTTATTAGTGACTCCGGTCTTTTCGTCAAAAAACCACTTTTCCTCAACTTCCCTGATCGGCACTGTCATTGTAGCGATATCAACGTTAGCAAAATAGTTCCTGTAATATTCTACCTTCTCTCCAGTGTTTGACCTTTCAACTTCTTCCGGTATCTGATCCATTAAATCCTTTAGAATCTCTCCTGGCATCCTTTGCTCGAATGTTTCTCGTTTATGAAGAATTCCATCGGAATTGTAATACCATTTTTCTTGAATTCCTTCTTTTGATATTAAATACCCCTGCCCTCCCCTCTTTGCCCAAAAAACTAGCCCTCTACGCCGCCTAATTGCTGTTGTTACCCAACGAATCCACCCATCCCCATTTTTTTCCCATCTATCGCACTTCTTCTCCTCTATGACCCATAAGTTGTTTTTTGATTCCGAAAATATACTCCCATTTGCTGGTTCAAGATCAGCCATTGTCCCATGAACCCGACGGGTAGAACACCCATCGTCCTCTTCTTCCCCTTCCTCTCCTTCCTCCCCATCACTCGTATCGCCCTCTGCTGTGAACAGGTACTTACTTGGGGGAATATCCATACCTGTGATGGACTTATAAGATATCTCCATCCCGTTATCACCCCCAATCACAATATCGGGGAACTTATGGCTAATCTTACTGGGAACGATGCGAACGGCTCTAAGTTTTTCGGTGTTGTCGATCCAAAGAGCATGACCGCCACCAAATGCGATATCACCGCACAATTCAATATAGGAGCCACTCCCTAATTTATCGGCTTTTACGGCAAGCGGATAATCGGGAATTGTGCCCTGTAACTGAATATTCGGAATCCCCTGCTCTTTTGCGAGATTGGAGAGGATTTCATTAATAATTTGATGTCTAGGCTTTTCCTGCTTCTTAGTTTCCTCCTCCTGCTTATCCTTATCTGGTGGGGACGCAAAATCAAGCAGGGTCAGCAAGCACCCAATTTCAATCTCAATGTAATCTTTACCAGGGTAGGGAGGTGCGGGGTCTCTGATGATTCGTAGCGCTCCCCTGGGGTGTCTGTATCTAAACCATCTCCCGTTTCTGCTGAATTCGACTTCAATAATGACAGGCGATCCCCTGGAGAATATGGGGTTAGTTCTGGAGTCTAGATCGATCACCCCATTATCCATAATTTGCAGGGTTCCCGATGTCTTTATCAGTCCACGGCTAATCTTCTCATCGCTAACACCAAAGAAAGTACCACCACCGCCAACGAGTTCGGAGACATCCACGCCTCCGACAGTTACCATATGAGCGATCGCCCCTGCAAATACGGTCACAAATTCCCCTTATTCCAACACTATGCCTATCTTAATTCCGTGGTGGGCAGGCTACACTAGAAATATACTTACTCTAAAGTAGCCATGATTAAAAAACGGAAACTCAACATCGCCCAACTCCGAGAAAAACGGGGACTGACGCAACGTCAATTAGCAGCAGAAATCGGAGTCGCACAAAAGACCATATCAAATTGGGAAGTAGGTCGTTACGGCTTCATGATGATCGACACGGTTGTAAACCTTTGCCAGGCTTTGGACTGTAAACCAGAAGACTTAATCAGTTAAAAACCACGCTGCAAGATTTCCAATTCTGTAGCGGTGAAATCGACCGAAACATACCCAAACCGCACCGAGCCAAATTGAGCCATGGTGAAATCTGTTAGAGCGACGTTGTAGACTCGGTAGCCAGCATGATTGAAGTATCCATTGGCAATAGGATCGCTTAGGTCTGGGCTTCCAGGTTCCTGGCTTGCTCCGAACTCACCGATATTCCACGATGCCAGTGCCCTGGATGTTCCAGGATCTTGTTTCCCTAAAACATTTTCAGAGTAAAACGAATCCGCATAGATCGTATCCTCTAGCAGAATTCTCCACTCATCCCCCGCCGCCATGTCGTAACGTTGGCGATCCAGCATTGATTGGATCGCCCAAGCCGATTTCTCTTTCACTATCCCCCCAGCAACTTTCCATTGCCAATAGCGATGATAGAACGAATCTTTCATGAAGATATTACCCCAGTGTGATCGCTCGATCTTCCTCTCTGAGATCATCGATTTCTGCACCGCTCCATAATCTCGGAAGATATTCACGGTGACTTCCCATACTGGAAGGCGCTTGTAAACTAAGCGAATCCTCCCCCATGGCTCTTGTTCTTCTGGAATAAAGGGTGGGGATAGTGGCATAGGGCATTAGGGGAGAAGGGTTTCTAGTTCTTTCTTGACTGTATTTTCTGCTATCCTAGCCTCCTCAACGCAGTCAAAAGTTGCCTTACCTTGCGCTAAAGCTTGGAAGATTTTCTCAAGGAAAAGAACAGCAGCGCGTTGGTTCTCAAACCCGGCAAGCGGGTGTCCATATATGTCTCCGCCCTGCGAGAGAGATACAGTTGCGGAACATACAATATAGGGTTCCTCAAATCCATCAAATTCACATTCCGATCCATCATCTACGGAGATACTGTTAACCAATACTGTGTTAACAAGTAAATTATCCTTTGTTTTCATCCACATATTTTTGTAGTTTACCTAGCGATCGTGACTTCGTGCTTCTGATCTTGGTATTTGCCGACACCGTAAGATTCACGGCAAGGAGCGCCTTCAAATAACAGCACTTGGGCAATTCCTTCATTGGCATAAACCTTGATTGGGTTGGGGCTTGCGTTGAAGAACTCTAATGTTAAATGACCGCGCCAACCGGGTTCTACTGGGGTCATATTCGTGATCAGCCCACATCGAGCATAGGTCGATTTTCCCATACAGATTCCTAGTGCGTTCTCAGGCATATTGAATTCTTCAACTGATACGCCCAAAGCGTAAGAATTGGCAGGTAAAAGAAAGAATGTACCCGTATCATTAGTCGATGCACCCGCCTGCTTGAATATCCCAGCCTCTAAGTCTTTGGGGTCTACAACCGTCCCTCTCGGTTGAAAAATTCTGAAATCTTTTGAGGACAAGCGAATATCGTAGCCGTAGCTTGACAATCCAAAGCTAACGGCACTCGCTACACCGCTGATTGTTTCTATGATTCGGGTTTTCCCTGACAGGAATGGGTTGAATATTTTCTTTTCTTCTATTTGTCTATCGCTCAGAATCATACTATAATGGGGTAAATTTCTACCATTATTATGGCACAAAATAAACACCGCGTGAAGTTGGATTTTAATTTGCTCACGCCCGGACAAAAAGAGATGTTTCAATCTATCGCATCCTATGATAAAGATTCAGCATATCGCTACTATAAAATAGTCACCAGCCCCGACTACGGGATGATCACGAATACAGAGAGTAAGAAGCAGAATTATGGAATTCAAAGTAACCACGATCGCCAAAACCCCAAACCCACAACAAGTCACATGGTGCGCTATGCACCAGTGCTATTCCTCGCACCCTATTGGAATTGAAGAGCTGCCCACTGAAGAGAAGTGTGGGGAGATTGTGGTACGTCGGTTGTTGAAGGGCGATCGCGGTCATTATGGCCCGTTAGAGCATCCTCAAATCACTTTTGCTTGCGCTAATTTTCCCCATAGCGTAATGCAGCAGGCACGCACCCACAGAGTCGGGGTGAGTTTCGATTGCCAGAGCATGAGGTACACGGCAGAGCATATTCTGATGGTTGCTAAAGGAGAGCGCTTACCGGAGGAGGTCTTCTATTTGCGTCCGGTTGGGGAATACGGCGATCGCCAAGGAACCCGATACGAATACACTCACGAACTCAGAGAGCAACACCTAAGTCTCATTCAGGATATGTGCCAGTCCTATGCTGATGCCGTGGACATGGGGATGCCCTACGAACAAGCGCGGGGGTTGATTCCGTTTGATGTCCGTCAGCATTTTGTGGTGTCATTCAACTTGCGCTCGTTGATGCACTTTCTAGACTTGCGCGCCAAAAAAGACGCACAACTCGAAATTCAAAAGCTGTGCGAATCAATGATGATGGAGTTTGAATGCTGGTGTCCGGCGATCGCCCAGTGGTACAAAGAGAATCGATGGGGGAAAGCGAGGTTAGCGCCATGATACTAAGCAGGAAGTCCTGGGACACTGAGTTGAGATACTTTAGGGGTAACTATAAGTCTGAGTATCTTAGGCTCTAATTCTAGCGGACTATCTTCTATTACTTCTCCGTCTAATACAATTATTCTATGGATCGGTGAGTTCCAGTGCCTCTCTCTTTCTGTCTTTGGGAAGAACAGAGTCCAATGTAGCCATACAGAATTCACGTCTGAAGGACTGCGGGTTGAGATACTTTTAGGATTGCCAGATCCATACCCTGCAAGGGTTAAAGTAAGGAAAAAGCCCGCAATCCGCTACGCTGTCAGGGATTGCGGGCTTTTCAAATGTTACGTTTCAAGCAGTTCTTTGTATTCCGCGATTATCGCGGGTAACTTGTCGACAACGAATTCTTCCGCCTCGAATTGGCTCCACTCCTTGTGGATCGACTCGATTTCTCTGTCAATCTCCCTTGACAGATCCAAGGGGAGATCCCCATTGTAATATGCATCGAATAAGGCACTTGGATTATAGTGCCTTGCTTTGCCTTGCATCACGAGGTCGATGCAATCCAAAAATGCATCTTTTTTGCTTTGAAAGCCGAAAGAGAGTCCTTCTAAGGAACCAACACATACCCATCCGTCAATCCGACCCGGCTCTTGGACTGCCCTGTATTCCTCTTCTGGAAGATCTGGATTTACCCAGATCTTCCAATTATGCTCTCCTGAGTTCAAATTCGAGAGAAAATCTTTAAGGCTCATTGTTGCTTTCCTCTAAGTTCTTATTTTTTAATAATAGCAAGATGTCCCGTTATTGTCAAGCTAAAGATCCTCCCAACCCTCAAGTCCGGATGACATCACGTAGCTGGTAACCCCCGCTTCAAAGAAGTTGGACTTAGTGGAAGCGTCAGCAGAAGTGTCCGCAAACCGCTCCAGGTGAGCATAGGGGTTTTTCTCTTGTTCGTAGAGCGTGTCCAGTCCGATCGCTTTTAGCCGGATGTTGGCCAAATAGCGCGTGTATTGCTCTGTACTTGCCTCGGTTATTCCCAGAATCTGATCGCCGATGATGTGATTTGTCCACCTGCACTCTTGCCGTACCGCTTCACGGAACATCTCACTGATTTGGGCTTTCGAGTGGGGGAAGACCGTCATCCCCTCTGTGATCAGCTTCTGAAAGATGCGGACGTGGGATAGTTCATCTCGGTTGATGAGCCGGAAAACATCGGCGCTACCAGACATGAGCTGACGACTAGCCAAGTTGTAGAAGAAGCAGAATCCGTTGAAGAAATAGAGACCCTCTAAAAGGTAATTCGCAATTAGGGTGATGAAGTAGTTCTCCTCCGTGGGGTCATCGATATACTGCTGGTAGTACTGTGCAATGAACTCACAGCGCTCTTTGAGAATGGGGTCGGTTCGCCAAAAGTCATAGATGTCGTTACGGCGATCGCCCGGCACAATCGCCTCAAGCATAGTCTGATAACTTTGGCTGTGCAATGCCTCCTGTGATGCCTGCTCGGTCAAACACAAGGCGATTTCAGGGGCGGTGATAGGACTTTTGATGTAGGGCAAATTATAGGTTTGCACTGAGTCCAGGAATGTGAGGTAAGAAAGAATCCCGTCATAGGCGCGGCGTTCATGGATGGTCAGATTGGCGTAGTCCGTCACGTCCGTGGTGAGGTCGAGCTTTTCGGGTATCCAGAAGTTCTCTCTCATCTGCTTGTAAATCTTGGCGGCCCAATCATAGCGGATATTGTTGAGCTGCATCAGGTTGGTGGATCTGCCGTGCCACGCTTTCCGGGCTTCACGGCGATCGTCTCCTTGGGGGTTAAATACTGGGTTGGGTTTTAGTGTTGGTTGGTTCATGGTTGTTTTTGGATTAGATGAAAGAAAATCGCCCTCATTTAAGATAACAAGGGCGATCTAGAAGGGTTGATTACTGAGCAAAAACTTCGTCTAAGATTTCAATCAGATACTGGTTGATTTTCCCATACTTGGAGTCATGTGAATCGTGGATTGGGATACCCCGACTACGAGAAAGTGCGGCCGCTTTTCTTCCCAGTAGGTTAGCTTCTTTAGATGTGATTTGAATCCCCAAGATATTGGCATATCCCAAAATCGTGTAGTAGTGTCCATCGGGGTGAGAGATTCGGTCAAGCTCCGCATTGTGACGGGTGACGGTTTCCTCAACTTGAGCTAGTCGGCGTTCCTGCTCTCGATATGCTAGAGCCATCTCAACGAGCGCGTCACCGGTGGTTTTCTGGATGGCGTAAGAGCCGGTTTTACGAATAGATGGCAAGACTTCAGATGTCACCCACTTACGAAAAGGTTTTGCTTCAGGCTTACGTGAAGACAGCACCAGCGCATACATGCCGGACTCTGAAACTACTGCTGTGCTTGGGTTTCCCCGATTACCCTCATTTAGAATGATAGTATTCTTTTCTTCTTCATCAAGCCGGGTTAATGCCTGACTCGGATTGCTGATTTCCAAAACTTCGCACAAGTCCTTAGCAACAAACCAAGGCTCTCCATCTTGAGTGATGATGCGAACATCTTGACCTTTGAAGTCGAAAACTGATAACTTATTCATGTTAGCCTCTAGTACAGGTTGACCAAACCCCCGGATGTTGATAGCATCGCGGGGGTTGTTATGTTTTTATTATAGTATAGACTCTAGTTGTTAGTCGCAAAAACTAAGCCGTGAGAAGGTCTTTTATTTTCCGTTTCTTGCGTACTTTTTTGATGTTCTCCTTGATGATTTTCTGGAGGCTCGGATCGCACCCAACCTTGGCAATAAGTTCAGACGAATTAACATCCCGATCGCTCTCATGTCCACAACAAGCGCAATGGTAGACGGGTTTGTTGATATCCATTTCTGGATCATAGGACAGGCACTGAGAGCAGATCCGAGATAAAGGTAAATCCGACGCAGGTTTTAATCGCGTCATCTTTTTGCCAAACTCTTGAGTTTTCTTGTCGATTAAGTCGATTTGCTGACCGATCGCCGCGTCCAAATTACTCTTATTTTGACCCGCTAAAGCCGCTCCCGTCATCCTTGGCTTTGGCTTTGACTTTCCCTACCTTCTTCTGCAAGCCATCCTCAACTGCGATACCGGATGAATAGGTGGTCAGGTAAGAAGCGATGCGGTACTGGTGCGATCGCCGTCTGCGTTTCGTCTTCTCATGGATGCGTCTTATCCTCTGCTTACACTCCTTTACTCCTTGGGAATCACCGCAATGTTTCCACCGTAGGCGTTGAATAGTCCTGGGATAAGGGCTTCGAGGATTTTAAGAGGATTGAGCAGGATCTAATACTCTCTTAGGGATTGAAACCGAACACCAAATCGCATTAATCACTGCCGAAATTCAGGATTCAATGGATCTAATACTCTCTTAGGGATTGAAACGTAATCCTGATCAACCCAAGCTAAGGCATTAGCCAGATTCAATGGATCTAATACTCTCTTAGGGATTGAAACAAGCTTGTGGGTAGCTCGCAGATCCCCATCAAGATGATTCAATGGATCTAATACTCTCTTAGGGATTGAAACTGTTGCGTGCTAAATTAGAATCATCAATTGAGAGATTCAATAGATCTAATACTCTCTTAGAGATTGAAACGATTAAATCAACAAAAAAAAGCGATCGCCCCCAAAGACGACCGCTTTTTTGCTACGCTTCCGACCTTTAGCCGGACATTCCATCCCCCATAAAAATGATGAGAACGTTGTCCGTCTTCAGTGACTCAGAAGCTTTCCGAGCGATCGCCACCGCCTCACCGTAACTCTGCACCGGCAGTGCCACCAGCGCACCACTGACCCGACCCCGTAAGACGTGGGTAAATTCGTGCGTGCAGGTGGTCACGCCCCGGTTCCCTGGTACGGCGCGGTTTATTTCAGCAACAGCATGATCGCCGGGAACGAACAACGCCCAGCCAACGCTAGGGCACGTCGAGTAAACCTTGGGTGCGGCGGCGATTCCGGTTCTGGAATCGGCGATCGCTGTCTCTCCCATATTTACGATGCCATTGGTCACCCCGATGATTGCCCCCACAAGCATCCCGACTACGGTTGCTATCATAGTGGTAAGTTTAGATGTCTTGCTCATTGTTTCACCTCTTGTTGTTGGTTGTGGATGGCGATCGTCGGTGGTTCGGCGATCGCCTTTTTCTTAGCGGATCGCGTAGTTTTTAGCGCTCAGGTTAAGGTAGGGTTGCATATTCCTTAGCGCCCGAACTGCTGCATCAAAATGATCAATGCCGCCTTCTGGAATAGGTAGACTATTTAATGCCTTAACCGCCGCGTTAAAAGGTTTGATATCATCCTCCCTAGAGAGCTGTTGGAGAGTATTGATTGCCGCATCAAAAGACTCGATATCGTCTTCCGTGGAAAGTTGCCGAAGGGCGGCGATCGCCTCTTCCTTGTACCGATGAATCCGTACTTCGTTGTGGGTCATTTTCTTTTCCTTTTGTCTATGTGTTCTAGGGGTTTTGGAGTCCCCCAAACTCTTAAAGTCGAATGTGCATCGTGGATAAAATCGCTGCTTTCAGATCGGCGGATGTGTGTCCGCGATCGATAAAGTATTTAGCCAAATCCACCGCTACAGCGATAATCTTTTCCTCTTCAATTGAGAGGGGTCTAACCTCATAAATACCCTTGGTTTCTGTCATTTACTCCGCCTCCTTAATGGCATCCAGGATATCGGATATATTGCAGTATTTATCGCCAGAGATCCAACGGTGGATAATCTCGTCTAGGATGGTTTGGGCGATTACTTCATCATCGGCTTCGTGGAGGGTCACGAACTTATATCCTTCTGATTCTGAAGGATAGCTGCCTTGAATGAAGTATTTTCTGCTTCCTTTTGTGATGAGGAAGTGTGTGAATTTGTTGTTCAGATTAACGTAGGTGTTGTCAGTTAATAACTTTAAAATCATCAGAAGATCTCCTCAATAGATGTAGATAGTTTGTTGATTTCTTCCCGAATTTTGTAGTAGCTACAGTAGTCCCACCCTTGCGACATCCGTAGCATTATTTCCGAGAGGAGCGCTACTGCATCATCCTTAGAATCGGCAGTAGCAATCACTTCATCAAACGGTGCAACGTGGGGATACCGAGGAATCAGTTCGGCGGTGATGCACCACCCCTCGTCGATTTCTCCTTGTTGCACATGGAATTTGTGGTAGTGGGAGAGATTGTAAAACTCGTCGTCAGCAGTTCTAAAAATCATGGTGTAGGTGTACCTCTGTCAACATATCCGATTAAATCCGATTAAATCCGATTAATAATCCCTAATCTGAACCGGCATAATCAACACAAGACGATCACCGTCCTTCACGACCGCCGGGGTATTCGGTTGATTGACGTGGAGAGTAAACTCACCATCAGGAAGGGCGGACACAAGGTAGGGGTGATGGATAGCGATTCTGAACGGCTCATCAATAATGGATGCAACGACTTCCTCGCTCGCAGATCCGGTATCCCCGCTACATGAGAATGACTCAACTTTTGCGAGAACGCCTTCCCCAAATTGGAGCGCGACATTCCTGGTATCACCACAAGTGATTGCTACCCGATCTAGAGCCGCTTTCAACTCACTCCCATTCATGGTGATTTCATGCTTGAATTCAGCCGGTATAAGCCTAAGTGCATCAGGATACTGCCCAGAAGGGATGCGTGCTGCAATTCGGGTATCTCCAGTGATAAATAAAATCTGAGAATCATCAAACTTGAATTCGATATTCCCATCAGCCGCCACCTTGAGAATGGCAACCGCCGATCCGGGAATAGTAACCATGAAATCATCAGACTTCAATTCTCCAGATGAGTAGCCCAAGCGCTTTCCGTCTGTGGCGATCGCGTGGAGAATATTGTCGGCAATCGAAACATTTACCCCGGTCAAAACCTGCTTCGTTTCATCTTTGCTGGCATAGCGCGAAGCGAACCGAAGATGTTCTATGACTGACTCAGGGAGCGTGTAGGCACGGTCGCTTTCGATTTCGGGGAATTCCGGAAAATCGTCAGCAGCGATCGCCTTGTATTGAAACTTACCTTTACTCCACTTAATCAAGACATTGAACTCATCATCAATGTCTAGGCTGATTTCCTGATTGCGGTCGATTTTGCTAACGACTTGCTTTAGGAAATCGTAGGGGATACAGAATTCTCCAGAGTCGGAACTTTCCACTGGAATCTTGGTGGCGATCGCCGTCTTCAGATCTGATCCCGTCACCAGTAAGGAGTCCTCTGTTAATACCATCTTGACGTTAAGTAGCATGGTATTGAATGGTCGGGAATCGATTGTGCGCCCAACAATATCAAGAGCGCTTTTTAGGACTGCAACATTACAACTAAATTTCATTATTGATCTTCCTCGATACTTAGAATAGCTAAAGCTCTGGACATGGCGCTTAGTGCTGTTTTGAAAAGTTCACGATCTCGTAGATTGTTTACCTCACTAAGCGCCTCTTTGGCGGTGGTGATCGCTTTCTGGAATTCAACCTCATGCCTGCTCATAATTTCGATCCAACGGCTTTGTCTTCCATTATCCACCCGATCGCCATCCAGTCGTACTCAGACATAATGACCCCCGTGTTAGATCTCCATCCGTTGGGGTCTTTAAATAGCACCTTAGTGTTGCCACTAACTTGATGTTTGAATCGAACAAATTGTAATGCCATGGTTTTCCCTCTTATTTAATCAATGCAGAAAAATCTATCAAATCATCCAACTCTTTAATTATTGGATATTTACTTGAGAGTCTGTTTAATTTCGTAGTGGCTTTTTCATCACTACAGACAATAATAAGCCTCTCAATTACCCACCCTTAGCTTCCACAAAGAGAGACGGAACGGTTTCTCCTTTTTTGATGACCGCAAAATCACATCGCCATACAAGACTACGATTGGGCTTAACATAGGAATTACTTGGGCAAAGCGGGATTCTATATTGCTGGTCTATCCGGTGTTCGCTTTCTGGGAAATGGTCTAACAGATGGTAGTAAACGCAAGCTTCAAAATTTGAGTCAAACTTCTTACCCTCCAAATAAGTTACATTGCTTCGATACCTCATTTGATCTTCTCCATGTGTGAATTAACTTTCTCTGCCCAACTTGGATCGGTGGCGTAAACTTCTCCAATTAGTTTAAGGCTTTCCTCTGGATTTGTCTTAGTAAATTCAGTTGTTCTACCATGTTCCTTGAGGATGTTCTCTACCGTTTGAGCAAACAGAATATCGCTCTTGTCGTCTGCAAATCCCAAGTCCTGCACAACCATTTGCCCGCCATAATATTCGGTGGTGGTGGTGGTGACATCGTTACCCTTGATTCCCCAATGATTGTTCTCGCCAATTACTGCTGCGCCGTTACCTGTTTCGTGAGAGGCGATCGCCAATGTAATTGCAGGGTTGATGCCGTAATCTTTCTCCAGATCTTGCGCGATCGGGTAGAGGGATTTCTGATATTCATCAAGGTTAGTCAGTGTTGTTAGCTGTTGCTCTCCTGGATTAGATAGCGGTATCCACCAATGGGATTGCCCTAGGTTGCCCAGGATGAGATGAATAGATAAAAGCCCGGCTGCCATTAGGCTAATTTTGGCTAGGAGCTGTAGCTGTGGGTCGTGGCTCGTTTGTTCCATAGATAGTGTCTAGTCCTAGTTCGTAGGCTCTTGCGTTTGCAAATTCTCTCGCTGATTCGATTGAGTTAAATTCAATGGGGTAAATGCTATACCTAATCCCTTCAAGGGTGCAGGTTTGCCCAATTGGGGGAGTCAGGGCGATCGCCACATAATAAGTATTTCCCTTAGCTCTGGTTGGGCATGTGTCACCAGGTTGGTTATTTTTACCCTTGATGTTGACATCAAAATCCCCAATAAATGTGTGGTCGAATTCATCCGGGATGATTCTGTATTCGCCTTTGGGAGTGGCGAGCGTGCAACTGGATATTAGTCCAGTGATTAAAGTCAAAAACACGAGCTTGAGTTTCATGGCTTGAGTACCTTCTCTAAAAGTTCTCTGGATGGAATGGGGCGATCGCCGTTCTTGTCCTTGAGCCTCAAGTCCAAATGGGGGCCGGTTCCTGCATCCCCACTTTCGGCGATCTTCTGTCCCTTCTTGGCAGCGCCTGGGGTGCAGTCATGTAAGTGGAGAAATTGAACGGTGTACGTGCCTTCTGGGCTAGGGAACTCAGCCACTAATCCGGCTAATCCGCCATAATTGGGACATTGCACCGTAGTGTCAAAAGGTGCGTAAAGTGGAGTGCCGGTTGGCGTTCCAACATCGATCGCTGCATGATAAGAGGAGCAGCCGCTACAGGGTGAGACTCTTGGCCCATAGCCAGAGGTCACGGGATGTCCAGCAATGGAGTCACCGGGAACTAGGCTTATGTTTGAAATTAGTTGAGCGTCTTGAATAGCTCCAGAGGTAGGGATGTTTGCCGTGCTTTTAGTCTTGCCGGGTTTACCTAATTGAGATTCTAGAAAAGATTGCCAGGGTTTCATTGTTTCATCCCATGTTTTATTTAAGTTTGGAAGGATTTGGATAGCCACAGCACCACAAGTTATAATGGTTGTGATCAGGAGAACACTGGTTTTTCTATTCGAGATCGTGGGACTTTTATTGCTGCGTTGAACTTCTTGCAGGTGGGGGGTGGTGATGCCCCCCATTTTTACTTTGAGCTGGAAATCAAGAGCCACCTTTAATAATCTCCACAATATTTGGGATATAGGAGCGTCGATAGCCTGGTGCGTCAAAACTCAAGGCGACTATCGCAAAAGCGCAGCAGGCTATAATTATTCCTTTGCTTATCGACCCCATGGCATTTGCACCGATGTAGGACGAATGGGACTTGTGTTGTTAGCGGCTTGATTGGCTCCGATATTTCCGATCCAATAAGCCGCGCCAACAAAGAAGCAAATAACGATAACGGAAGTGCCTACGACTTGCGACATAACCGAGAATCCACCGGCCACCGTATCGGTAACGGTGTGTGCCACATCAATCGTTGTTTTACGTTTCGCTAGACTTCCACCACGGGAAACCATATCAATATCTGCCATGATTATGCTCCTTTCTTCTTGAATTCGATTACATTACTTTTTGGCTGGGGATTGGATGGCGCTTGTACCGATAAATCAGGGGTAGCGGTCACGAAAGGATCGTCCCCTTCTCTGCAAATAATCGCCGCATATTTACCAAGCGCAATCCTTTCTCTGTGTAGTTTTTTCCTGTCCCAATGGTCAGGAATAATGGTGTTCGTATCGTTAATTAAGTTGCCCAACAAGTACCAATGCATCTGCATGGTTGCGCTGGAATCAAGCTCGCACATTCCTTTTTTGAGGGAGTGCAACCCTAGGAAAACATCGACGTGAAACTTACGGAATCCATTCTGGATATAGGTAATCATTTCAGCCATTTCCTTGCCCGCACCAGTCCGGGTGATAAACCCTTGATATTCATCGATCACTACCAATAGCGGGGGTTCTTTTTTTAGGATCGCTTCTTCTCTTCTTAGCCCTTCCTGGTAAACCTTGTTGAACGCGGATAAAGCTTTGAACGGGTCTCTGACTACAATTTGGCCATGCTCATCTTCTGAACATCCAGACAACCAGGACTCTTCATCGGGGTCATAGTGGGGGTCAATGATTAGAAGCTTTGTATCCGGCCTCGCTTGCAACCGCTTGCTGAGTAAGTGTCTCAGTGCGGATGACTTCCCCGAACCACGGGAACCCGCGATGATTGCCGATCCATTATGAAAAATCTTCTCGATTTCACTGAAGGGTTCAGATTCCTCATTGAATCCCATCCCATCAGCCCTGGCCGGGAATGAGGGTAACTCTTCCTCCTCTTCTTCGTCCCACAAGTCAATCGGGCTTGGGGATATAGGTTGTGGACGAGACCCAGCCGTAAATGGTGGGGGACTGCTGAAGATGTTGAACGAGCGCTCGGTGGTATCTGTTGGCTCTTCTTCTGCGCTTCTTGGTTCCGATGTCTGCCATGATTCTTCTTCCTCTTTGTCTAGTTCGTAATCGTCGATTCCGGTCACGGAATCGTCTATGGGTTCATTAGTTTCTTTGATTTGCTTCTTGTTCGGGGTGTAGGCATATAGCCCGCCTATCGCTGCCCCGCCGATCATCATCATTCCCAATCCCTTGAAGAGTGGGTGCGCGGGCGGCTGCACAGCTTCCTGGATGGATGAGTACGGGGTGGAGTTAAGCTCAATGGGTGGCTGGTAGCTGAAGGTGATCGCCCCACCTATCGCCAGGAGTGTCGATGCTGCCAGTACAGCCGGATTAAAAGGCATCAGTGTACACCTCCATCCATCGTGATTGTTATGGTGGGATCGATTGAGCGTTGAACATCAAAAGCAATATCAGAGCGATTGTTGGCACGTTCGAGATCTCGGTATCCTTCCAGAACTTTCCGGCTATTCGCCAACTCCTTTAACCACACTCCGTCTGTATCACCGCCTAAGTCTCTGTCAAAAACTAGCGCGGTATGGGCCGCCTGATGTTTGACAATTGCAAAAGCTTTTAATTCCTCATCGGAAACTGCTAATTCTACTCTCCTGCCTTCACGGTTGACATAGATGATCTTGGCTTGAGTGCCCCCAACCGTTGCATCATTAGCTAAGTCTTGGGCATTGGCGATCGCCCCTAGGATGGCTTGATGTTCAGGAACTCGATACAGGGGAGACTCTGGATTTGTGGACGCATCTTTAACCCGATCCTTCATGCTTGACGCAACCGAGCTAATGATTTGCTGGTGGATACCCATTTGGGTTGGACTTGGTGTGCGGTCATTATCAAAGTAATCCTTTAGGTAGGTGTTCCATGCTTGCTGGAGATTGTCGGATGTCTGCGCCTGCTCTTGAGTAATCTGCGGAATAACTGCACCGTAAGGAACTTGGGAGCGGAAGGGTTGCATCGCTACGATCAGAATAGATGCAAAAAGGATGGAGGCGGCGATCGAGATTTGTTGTAAATTGAATTTGAACCGTGCAAGGGTAAAAGCTTCCATGATTAGAATCCTCCAAAAGGAACGACGGCGGGGGTAACGGGTTGCTCGTAGGGGTAGGCGCTAATCCCCTCCCGAATGAGTGAGCCAATATATAAAGCAGATCCGATCGCTACCCAAGTGGAGGTCACGTGAACCACCGCCGCTATGAACGGCATTGGTAGCGCCCAAGCAATGATAGGGATGAGTGGGGAAATAATCATAAGGTCGATGATGCGATCCATTTTTCTGATTCCTGTCGTTATGTTGTTTATTTCTCTCTCCTGAAGCCAATGAACGCGCCTAGCGCTGCTACGGCTAAGGCTGAGAAAAGAGGGGAAAGGGTGGGGTGGATTGCGTACCCGACAAATCCACCGATACCGGAGATGGGTGCGGCACAAAGTAAAACTTGGCGCTGCTCTTTCCAGGCTAGTTGCTGCTGCTGAGATACGAACTCGGCAAGCAGGGCTTCACTGGTTGGGGTATCGATCCAGCGATGACTGCCATCGTCTTCTCTACCGGGCGCAATCCCAACTCCCCCAGTGCTTGGTCTAAAGGGCTTTCGTAAATCTCCCTCATTGCTTGCATCCGTGATTCGATTAATCGCTGCCCCAACTCTTCCAGGGATTGAGCTTCACCTGCAACATAAGCGCGCAAGGTTTCAGTCCCGGTTAGAACCCCTGCTGTCGCTCCCCTTTGAATGCCCTGGCTACGAAGCACGGAAAAGATATCACGGTGGGCGCGATCACCACTCGAAAGGTTGGATATAGTTTCCTGTTCTGGAGTCAGGTCGCCGCCCTTCACTTGTTGGCGGTTCGCATTCTGTGCAGCCTTCTCTTTTGCTGATAATAATTGCTCAACAATTTCATCGGGAATCTCATTGACCCCATAAAGCGTTTTGTCGATAGCTGACAGCATTTTGTCAAGCTGGGGATTGGTCACGTTGATAAGTTGTAATACTTCTGCTCGTTTCATTTGTTTTTCCTGAAGTTAAAGTGAATGATGGTTTGACTTTCTCTCTGTCCGTTCAGCCGCTTGTTGTATTGTGCCAAGCTGAATTTCTCTGGTTCGGTAATTAATGCTGTTTTGATTTCCTCTCGTTTCAACCTCTTCTTGCCTGGAGACCTACCAGGCTCGGTATAGGGTGGGGAGGTGAAAATTTTTAGGAGCCAGATCACGTAATCATCGAGTGGTGACCTGGGATTAACAACAGCTTCATCGCAAAGAGCGGAGATTGTTGTTAATAAATAATGCAAAGAAGACGTTCGATAAATACCTAAATCATCGGCTATTTGATGACGGGTCAACGTTCGGTTGGACAATGTAATCACTTTGTTTTTACTGTGTTTAATTCCTCTGTGATGTCTATGCTCATGTGACAAAATCGTTTTATTTGTTTCTGTCGCATGAGCTTAAGTTAGCCCATATAAATCGAGGGTTCAATGGTTGTGTAGCGACTTGCTCGCGTGGGTCGTCACATGAGCGATTGCACAGTGCTTCCGGGGAATATGGCACTAAAAAAGCCAAGTCTCTAAACTTGGCTTAAAATTTTTGGGGTTGTTTTTTCGATCAAAATAGTGCTAGTTGTCCAGATCTCTCGTGCCTCAGTTCTTCGAGTCGATCCACCTGCTCTTTAGCCAACCCAATACAGTGGTCAGCTTCGCCTGAAACATTTTCCACTACGCACGACCAAGCAGAATCGTTGCTATCTACCACGCTTAAAACAGGGGGACTATATTCAGAAATAAAGATCCTATATCCCCGGTACTCATCAATGAGAGTGTCTAACTCAAGAATATAGCGCGCATAAACTTCACCCCATCCCATGGCTAGATTTCCTCCCCGCACTCATAACATGATCAGCGATCGCCAACTGAAGCAATGTACTGCGTGGTGGCTTGTGTTGCCCGCACACCCATTTGCGAACAGTGACCGGATGGACTTTTAGTAATTCAGCCACTTTTGTATAGCTGCATTCCCACCTCTGTAAGAAGGTGGTGATGGTGTACCCCTCGTACTTCCTGAAGAAGTGAGAAGCGTTCAGGATGTCTTCATCCGTTAGATATATGGGATGATGCATGTAAGCCTCCTATAGGTTCGGTCTATTGGGGGTCAGAAGTGATCGTTGGGTGGCCGCCCGGCGATCACTTCGTCTTTTGTGTCACATGATAGCACTATTCACTCGAAATAGATACACTGTCAACACAAATTAGATAGAATCGATTCAAGAGAAAGGAGACAAGTATGAATAACGAGCGAATATTGATCACGTTAAGCCAAGACGAGCTAAGACTACTCAAACTCTGGGCCGCTTGGCACGGAAAACCGCAATCCACTTATGCCGGACAGATATTGGGAGCTAGATTGGAGGCGAACCGAGAACTGATCGAAGATCTAGTGAGATCGGCAGCAGAAAACCGAGGCATGAGCCATGAACAACTCTGTAAAGAATGGTTGGATGAGTAGTACACCTATTGTTTTTTACATTGAAAACTATGCTAATCATCAGTATGTTTTACTGGTAATTAATGTTAGGAGAAGGTATGATTAAGGGGTGAGTTAATAACAGCCCTATGCACAAAATAAACACTACTCAGAAAACACAACCGGAAGAAATCATCGGAGGCAAATCTAACGAGATTTCTGTAACTCGAAGAAACGGGTCGGTTGTGCCCTTAGATATTACGAAAATCAGAAGAGTTGTAGAGTGGGCGTGTGACGGATTGGGAGCCAGTCCCATCGTTCTTGAATCCGGTCTCTGTGTTCGCCTTTGTGACGGTATTTCAACTAAGAGTATTCAGGACAATTTAATTAGCGTCTGCCTAGAGATGTGTTCCCCAGAAGAGCCTTATTGGCGTTATGTGGCTGGACGCTTACACATCTGGAGTTTGTGGAAAAATACCCTGGTTAGCCGTGGCTATCAATATGGGAATTATGCCGGATGGGTCAAGCACCAACTAGAGGCTAAGAAGTATGACGATCGCCTAGGCATCTATTCCAGTGAAGAACTACAAGAAGCGGGTAGTTGGATTAATCCAGATTGGGATGCTGACTACGATTACGCTGGAGCCACCCTACTAACCCGGCGCTATCTTTTAGAGAATGAATTACCCCAAGAGGCTTTCCTAACTTGTGCGCTATTGCTTGCATCGGTAGAAGAACATCGCGATCGCCTGAAGTGGGCGCGTCAATTCTACGAGGCGATCGCCCAACGGAAGCTCTCCCTAGCTACACCCATCCTTGCCAACCTCCGTATTCCCGGCGGCTCCCTCTCCAGTTGTTTCATCACCGCCATGGATGACAACCTAGAGAGTATCTTTGGGGTAATCACCGATACTGCTCGAATCTCTAAGAATGGGGGCGGTGTTGGGGTCAATGTAAGCCGTGTTCGGGCCACGGGTTCGGATGTGATGGGACGTAGCAATGCATCCGGTGGTGTGGTTCCTTGGGTTAAGCTACTCAACGACACGGCGATCGCAGTTAACCAGGGTGGAAGACGGGCCGGCGCGGTCACGGTTAGCCTCGATATCTGGCATCTAGATATCCTTGAATTCTTGGAGATGCAAACCGAGAACGGCGATCAACGGCGTAAAGCTTACGATGTCTTTCCTCAGTTAGTGATTACTGATGAGTTCATGCGGCGGGTTGATGCTAAAGAGGAGTGGACGCTCGTTGATCCCCATGAAGTAAAAACCAAGTTAGGTATTGACTTACCGATCCTCTGGGGTGAGAAATTTGAGGAAGCCTGGGGAATCGTAGAAAGGGAGGTGGGGCGATCGCTCAAGCTTTATAACCGAATCAATGCCAGGGATCTCTTCAAGACCATAATGCGTACCCAAGTGGAAACGGGGATGCCCTATCTGGCTTTCAAGGATACGATCAACCGTTTTAACCCGAATCAGCATCTGGGGTACATCCCTGGGGTTAATTTATGTTGTGAAAGCTTCTCGAATGTAAGCCCTGGCAAAGAGGTACATTGCTGTAATTTAGTCAGCCTGAACCTAGCAAACTTGGAGATTGCGGACATTCCAGATCTATGCCGTGCGGCTGTACGAATGCTGGACAACACCATCGACCTAACTAACCCGCCGATCTCCGCCGCCGAAAACCACAATAGTATCTACCGCACTATTGGAGTCGGGGCGATGGGTCTTGCCGATTGGCTGGCCAAGAGGGAATTGAGCTACTCAGACACCATGGCAATAGGGTTACTTTTTGAGGAAGTCGCCTATTGGTGTACCCATGCTTCTATGGAGTTGTCCAAGACTAGGGGGTGGTATCCTGGATTCCCTGGTAGTGAATGGCAGAAAGGGAAAATCATTGGGCATGATGCCGAGTGGTTCAAGTACCATTCAATGATTCCGGATAGATGGCAGCATTTGGCGTATCTAATCCGGATTAATGGCATCAGGAACAGCCATATAACAGCAATCGCCCCTAATACCTCATCTTCCCTCGTCCAAGGCTGTACAGCGAGCGTTTTGCCCACGTTCAATCGATTTTTCTACGATAAGTCGTCTAAGGGTGGCGTGCCTGTCGCTCCTCCGTTCATCGACTCCCATTACTGGTACTACCAAGAGAGCCGGAACATGAATCAAGATGTGGTGGTGCAGGCGATCGCCACCATTCAACAATGGATCGACACAGGGATATCGATGGAGTTGCTCTTTAATCTGAACGAGGGCGTTTACTTCCCAGATGAACCGGAGCGGGCGCTTAAGGCGATCGATATTTTCGAGACGTTGATGCTGGCTTGGCGATCGGGGTGTAAAGCGGTCTACTACGTGAGAACTGTGCAGCGTGATGATTTCAAAGAGTCGGGCGGATGTAGTACTTGCGCTAATTAATCTTTGAAAAAAAGGGGTTTTAGACCCATTCTTCTGACAATTAATCCCCAAAAAAAGAAACTAAAGCTTTCGTCTAAACAGATCGAAGCCCATCAACCCCCTGGAGCGATTCGGGGGTTTTTACTTGGAGATTAAGATGATGTGGGAGATAAACCCGGCAAGCGCGGCGATCGCTCCAGGAACCAAGATGACCATGAGGTGGAGCGTATCCAAGGAACTCTGCATCTTGACCTTGTACTCAATCAGTCGATCCTGATCGCCTTCAATCTCGGAGAGCCGTTTGTCAATCCGGCTCAGATGCTCTTCTGTCCGGACTTTAAGCTGATCCATCCGATCGCGTAGTTCAGAGCGATGGAGATTTTGTAGATCTACAATCTGCTTGTGCCAAGTGAGCATCGACTCCTTAAGAGCCGCAGAACGCTCTGCTTCATTGGTGGCCATCTCAACAGCCGCCGCATTCTTTTGAAGCGCATCCAAGAAGAATTTCATTAGCTCATCGTCGATGTTTTTATCCATGCCTATCCTCCTGAGTTCCTCTATGGCATTTTTGAGGGTAATCAGTTTTCGCTGCAAGCGCTTCACACCATAGCGATTGATGCCCACATCAACTTTACTGTACCCCAGAATCCCGGTCGAAAATCGGATCTCTGTATTCGGGTCTTCTGCATTCATCCGATCACCTCCCTTTGTGTAAGTTACTCCTATCGTATCTGCTCAGGAAGGGGCACACCTATATCATGACTGTTGACTTTTTCGTCAACCCCAATAATGTTGATTTTTTCGTCAACGCCATAAGATCTTTTCTTTAAGGTTGTGGGTTAGCTATCAATATTTTTTTCAACCAAAGAGAGATGTAACTTATGTTGGAAGACCTGATTTTAAAATTAAGGGGTTTTTACGCGCGGCTGTTTCCTTCTTGTTTTAATGATCAAGATCTGTAATTCCTGTAGATCCCTTATGTATTTACATCTTAAAGATCTAAGGCAACTTGAAAAGCTTGATTTATAAGACTTTCAAGGATCGGAAACGACAAAGTGATCGTTTAAACGACAAACCTGTCGTCGAGGAAACGACAAGAATGTCGCTTACTTATGCCCACTAAACGACAAGAATGTCGTTTCCTACCTGTTGAAAATACTGAAAACCCTACCCTTATTTTGGTAAATTCTGAAAAGAGGAAACGACAAAATACTTAAGTACATGGCTTCTGTATACGGGCGATCACTCCACCCGATCGCCTCTTCACCTCTAGGAATATATCCCTAGCAATATCCTCGATCACCCCAACACTATCGACCCGGATATAGCTTTCTCCAGCAAGAGCCAATCGGTAGCCAGCCCTTACCCTTTGCCAGAATTGGTCAGATCGCCAGTCGAGCTTATCGTTGCCTACCCGCCCTTTAATTTGCTGCTTACTAAACTCCAATGGTGGATCTATCCACACTACAAAATCCGGCTTTCTGGCGGGGATAGCTCTGTGAATCTCATTGATTAAGTGCAAGTCAACTCCCGCTCCATATCCGTCATAGGCAATGGTCGAGTAGAGCGAACGATCGCTGATCACCCACTTTCCCTCTTGTAATGCCGGGTTGATGACTTCCTTATAGTGCTGTGCCCTATCTGAGCAGAATCGCAGGCATTGAGCCAAAGGGCAGAGATCCCGCCCCATTACCGCCTCATAGACAAGAAGTCCGTAATCTGTGGCTCCTGGCTCTTTGGTTAAGATGTGGGGAATTTCTAGCTCGTGCAGGCGATCGCTTAGTAGTTTCGCCTGTTCAGATTTCCCCGATCCATCAATCCCCTCAAACGCGATAAACATTGCGGTTCCCCATTTCTCACTACTGTCATTCTATTTGGAAGATCCCTCTTCCATAGGGCGCTAAGATTTTCTTAGATGAACTGCTTGACAATAGTTGAATATCACGTTATTGTAGATATATAAACAAAAAGAGGACAAAACGGAGAAAATCATGAGTAGAACCAAACGAGACGAATTTGCTTTGAGCGGCTACACAGCCTTCCGGAAGTGCCGGACTATAAACCGAAAAGCTGAAGTTATGGCAATCAGTGCTGTACAGGAAGAGGGATTTCTCCCTTCCAATCGCCAAAAACACCGTGCGAATAGGGGTAGACTTATACGCGGAGGCTACCGCGAAATTGCCGCCCTACGTGAGCTTCCCAAAGCTTGCTGGACGCGGTAATAGGGAGACGTATGAAAACTGATGGCGCATCAAGCGTGACGCTGTGACTCAAATTCACTGCGCCATCATTGCCAGATATCTGGTAAGTATACATTCAGAAAAAAACTGCTTGACAACAGCTAACTATTTAGCTATCATAGGTGTATAGACAAAACGGAGAAAGAAAATCATGTTAGTAGGTGAATCAGTATTTGTGTATTGGGGTGGAGATGTAATCGAGGGTGAGATCTACTACGAAGCAGTCGTAGTCGATTACATCCCCGCCTCCTATGATGTGATTAAAGATGTATGTGATTTCTGGTTTTTGGGGGTATTCCCCCCCCATACAAAAGAATTCGGCAGGGTAAGAGAAGGGATTGCAGTCTTGCAGTCTGTCTTAGGATGCGGCGACTGTTTTACAGCCCCTGCCGATAGGGTATTTCGTCTTCTTCCCCCCCAAGGTGAGTATCCTCAAAAAGTCGTTCCTTTTGAGTCTCTCTTGCGAGACTTCAAGAAAGTCGAGTTAAAAGAGACTCAGCTCATTGGTGGTGTGCGGATTTTCCGCACCGAACACATTACGACTACGCTGCGAAATGGAATGATGAGTTCCGAGAGGGTCTTTGAATGGAAGGCTGAGATCTCCCAAGAGCGGGGGAATGGGTTTTATCTCACGACATCCGAAGATCTCTCCTGGGAGGAGATCTATTCAAAGGCTGTTAAAAAGTTCACATTTCAAAGGTAAGGATCGATGCCAAAATTTATCACCCAACCCATGTTGTCAAACTTCTACACTGATGCCGTCTGCTTCGCGCTCGAAGCGCACCGGCAACAAATCAGAAAAAACGGAACACCCTATGCCGCACATCTCTTAGCGGTATCCAGCCTTGTGCTTGAGGCTGGAGGAACGGAGAAAGAGGCGATCTCCGCACTTTTTCACGACCTGCTTGAAGATATCTGGGGTGGAAAATTCCCAGATCAATGCTTGAACCGCAAAGGGGAATTTATCATTCCTTGCAACGATCCATACGTTCCGTCTGATTGGGTCGTTGACGGCGATATCCTCCGAATCATGAAGGCGCTGAGTGAGGATAAGTCCCTCCCCAAAGCGGATAGGAAAGCTCAGTACATCATAGGAGTGTCTGATCTCTCCAATCCTCTCCACAAGTCTATAGCACTCGTAAGTGCGGCGGATAAGCTCCATAATCTCAGGAGCTATTACCACGATTTCTGCACCTACGGCACTCTGATTGATGCTGAAGCTAAACGCTTCAACAAGCATTTAGTAGATGTTTACGCGGTAGCTGAATCTGTGCCCAGTCACTGGGTGAATGAAATGAATCGAATCTTAGAGCAACTATTAGACGAATACAACCTCCTCGAACTTGAGGAGGTCCGCTTCGATTTGAAAACGTGCGAGAAACAAATCGATGACAGAGAGAACGAGATCCGGAGGGAGTGCGGCGATATCATTTCCCTTCTTGATAACCTAATCAGGGAGCATGAGACCCTGAATGATGACGGAACTCCCAGCCTTACAGGAGAGCAAGTGAGAGAGAGGGCTGCTCCACTCATCAAAAGGCTTGAAAGCTTTGCCCACAACTGGAAGAGACGCTTCTCTCCCGAAGAACGGTTCTTTCTAACAGGAGAAGAGTGAGTGAAGGGCAAAATCTTCTTGCCTAGATCCCCTGACTAATCGCATTTCATTCACCTAGTCACTGGGTGAATGAAATGAATCGAATCTTAGAGCAACTATAGAGGTAGCATGAAATACATCGTAACGACAAGATTTGCAGCGATCGCCCAGGTCAAAAAGTTCGCCATGGTAGATGGAACGGTGCCGGGATGGTTGGCAGCAAGTGGTGATGACTTGCACTATGATCACCACCGGCCCGGCGGGGCGGATATCCAGATCTTGGAGATGGACACTGCTCCAATCCTGCGCGATACTGATGGTTATACCATCGTAACGACGCAAATAGACGCGGATGCCTGCGTAGCGGCGGCATGGCTTCAGCTTAACGAAGATGAACGTCAGGTTAACCTGCGGAAATTATCGGCGATCGCCTATGACTGCGACCACCTTGCAGTTCCCAGTTACCTTGCTAACCTTTCGAGCTTCGCAGCGCAAGCAGTCGCTGCCATGAAGACCGGTTCATCAAGCCTAGTTAAGGAACTAGACTTGCCCGCCGACCGTAAGGGGTGGAGCGTCCTAGACAAGGAGGAGTACGCTTCTAAAGCGTTTGAGGCTGGCACACAAGCTATCCTTGACGCTTGCCGGGGAATTGCCCCATGGCCAGGAGAAAATGGGGAAGCGTCTGGGTACTGGCAGACCGTTGAGAAAAATGTTCAAATGATTTTGGATGGCGATCGGGTAAGCCTTTACAAAGGTTGCTTGATCTTTGATGGGAAAGGGCTTCAAGGGAAGTATATCGATCCAAGGTGCTGGTTACGGGCAGCGCAAGCAATGGGTATCCGCGACGATGCACCCTTGCAGTCTCGGACGCTTTGCCCTATAACCCTTACTCAAAGGGAGGTTTACATTGAGGATACCTTCCAGGGTTACTCTTACACCATCGGGTGTATACCGTTCCATCCCAAGCTCAACGAACTCGACTTCACCAGTGGGACATTTGATGCGCTTACTAAAGCGGAAAAATCAATTAATCCCCATGCTGATGGGTGGGGAGGACGCAAGACAGTTGGCGGATCTGGGTGGAATACTCCATCTAACCTTTCGCCGCAGGAAATTATTGATATAGCTGTTAAATGTTTTTAGGAGGAGAACAGGGAAATCTTTTCCAAGATATGGAAAGGCATCCATTGGGAAGTCCTTTCTCCTAAAACTTAATCCACTTAACTAAAAAGCACCGGTAAAAAAACCGGTGCTTTTTAGTTAAACTTGAAGTGCAATCCAAGGAAGCAAAAACAAGGATCAAAGTGTACCGATTTTACGGAATGCCAGCAACTACGGAACCCAGGTATGGATTAATTTCGGCCATATCTTATGCAGTATTGATCTGCCGAGATCGTCGTCGAAGTCAGCTTCAAGGGACTAGCTTCTGGGAGCGATTTCACAAGTGTGTCTATGATGCTGGAATCAGATCGACTAATCTCCTGGAGTATCCAGCACTCCTATGCCAAGGGGTGAGTTCAGACTTAACCCAGGCTATCCTCAAGGGATTGTCCATCCCTCTATCCGAATGCCCTGATATTCACCTCCCCATCCTCCCCACTGGAGAAGCGGGGGACTTGTTCACCCCCAACCAGTCCCCACTACTGACAGCCTATTGGGTAGAGACCGTGGCTAAATGCTGCAAACTCCACGGATATACAGAAGAGGATATTCTGGAAATTCCTAGGGATATCACCAAGTCGCAATGGGTAGCGGTCTCTTGTCGGGTCAGAAGAGAGGAGGATAAGGAGATAGCCAAGGTTAATAGTGATCGAGCCAAGGCACTGGAAGAATTGGAAACAATTGAAGTCGAGGTAAGTTAATAATGGACTACGATATCCACGATCGCCGTCACGTCACTTATCACTGTGTATTCGATCTGCTCTCCCCCTTGAGCCACATTGGGGAAACTCTCGGTGGTAGCAATATCACCGTACTTAAACAAGCCAAACGCATCGCCATTGATGGGAGGGAGCGATCTCACTTCGTTTTTTCTTCCAACGCATTCAGAAACGCCATATTTAGACGCAAGGGATTTGGATTTACCCTTGACGGATTAGGCGTGCAAGTTGACCCCACCACCCATCACACCCTTTTTGCAGGAGGGCGGATCGACTCCGGGACAGTTGCCAATATCGAGCTTGAAGACCAGTTTCGGCGCTGGCTTCCTGGCTTATCCGTACTCGGAACCGCCAAACCTAAAGACATGGGAGGGGAGAAAGGCTCCCAGATGATTAGTGGGCGGCTATCCGTAGGTGATGCTGTTCTTGTTTGTTACGAAACTATTAATTACATTTATCAGCAAGCGCCTGGATTGATTCCCTATTCAATTTACTCATCCGTCAAGCGGATTATGGAGGCAAGGGAGGCGATCACTGCCGATATTTTTTCGCAACCGTCTCCAGAGGCGAGCGCTGCTTATGAGAAAGCACTGGAGGAGGAGCTACCCAAAATCAAGCAGCACTTGAAATCCTCTACTGCGTGCATTTCCACTAATCGCTTCTATCGCCGCGATAGCGAGAGTGATCCTGATTTAGTGAAATACCTGAAAGCGCCTGAGCAGAAACTCATCGGCACTATCCCCGGACTTACGGAGGAAAAAAAGAAGCCGGTAGCAGAGAAACAGGAGTCTCGATTCATGGGAGACGACCACTTGATTGCTCCAGGCAACCAACTCTATAGCCGGATGGACATGCACGGCACGACTGTAGAGGAAGGATTTCTCTGTGCAGCGCTCCTAGAATTCGCCAAGCACCCTTATATAGGTGGTAAATCGAATCGAGGTAATGGGCACGTAAACTTGAGGATAAATTACAAGGATCACACCATAGGGGAATCGGGAATATTGCTTTCGGTGGGAACCGACTACCAGCAATTAAGCGATCGCGCTCAAGAGAATTACCGTCGGTATTGTAATCATTTGGAGGAATTTAAGCACCATCTGGAATCCGCAGATTCTATGCCTAGACATCTTTTAGGAGGGAAATAAATAGAAATGGAACCCATACAGATTACCGCTTGGATGAGTAGCGCGATCGCGCTGCCCGACGATTGGTCGCCCGACTTGGTGGGCATAGTGATCGCTACCATATTTGATAAAGATCCTCGCCCTTTTCAAGAGGATTTATCCACACTTGAGGGGGTTCCCTTTGCTAAAACCGATTTAGGTTCCCCTCTACTTTGGTATTTTGCCTGCTCGTCCCCTTGCTACGAGCTACTTAGTGAAGAGGTGACCCGTTTCCGAAAACGCTGGGACGCTGATGACGGTCGGGTTAGCTGGGGTAAGCGCAAGCCCCAATTTAACGCATCGGAGGGGAGTGAGAAAAATTATGATCTCCCTCTTCCTCTCAGGGGAATGGAGCGGATCGATTGGTTCGCCATTGGAGATATCGGAGGCGCAGAGCGACTGCTCAAGCAAGTCACCCACCTAGGGAAAAAACGGAAAGGGGTTGTGGCGCGGTGGGTGGTGAAGGCAATCGCTCACGACTGGCATCTGTACCGCAACAACGAGCTAATGCGTCCTATCCCTATTAGCTGCAAGCGTCCCGAATGTCTTTCATACGGCATTCGGGATTGGGGATGGCGGCCCCCAATCTGGCTACCTAAGAATAAGGAGCGGTGTGCCATGCCGGTAATCACAGTAATCAAGCCATGGATGAACAATCAAGAGCAAGCTTTTTAGGATGGACTCAACTCCCTCGATTTAAGAAAAGAGTGGAGGAAGCCAAGCGAACCATCAATGAGGCACTGGCGATCGCTCCCTCCTATGTTGCGGTTAGTTGGGGAAAAGATAGCACCGTACTACTCCACCTGTGCCAACAAATCGATCCGAATATCAAGGCTATTTCACTAGGGAATCCGGATCGCTCTTTTTGTGGCTATGAGCAGGTAATTTCGGACTACTGCGATCGCTTCCCAACCAATCTCGAAACAATCGAAATAGAGGGAGATCACGTTCCCGACAAACTCAAGCAACTGCGACTGTGGGAGCGGTATCCTATGGCGATCGTAGGAGTACGGAAAGAGGAATCGCAATATCGCTCGATGGCTATTTCTCGTTATGGGCTGATCTACCAATTCACCAATGGCGAAAAGGAGGGAAGTTGGAGGTGCTTTCCTTTGGGATATTGGGGATGGCAAGATGTCTGGGGTTATATAGTGCAGCACGATTTACCTTATCTGAGTGCCTACGATCGCCAATCTTGGGAAAGGGGAAGGACGACTGACCATTTGAGTAAAAGCACTAAAAAGCGATGGCAGCGTACCCGATTAGAGGGATTAGCGTCCATCGCTCCTGAATACTATCAGTATTTGCTCAAGCAATACCCAGAAATGTTCAACTAGCTAGGACAAAATCGACCCCATTAGGGGTTACAATCCCATCCCCGTAGCTGACCGAAATAAACTCCAACCCTTCATGTCCAATATCGGAAAATCCATGAACTTGCCCGGATTCCTTATGGTAAAGATCCCCCTTCTTTATCTGGTGATTTTTGTCTCCATCAAACCAGATCCCACTTCCTCTTAGGATTTGGATACTACAGGGTACTTCGTGACTATGGGGAGGGACTTCACCACCCTCTTCTATCCTCACCAGGAGGACTTGAGTATTGTAGCGATTGAAGATATTTTGAACGGTTGTTTTCTTGCACTCGTCAATCTCAAACATACACTAATCCAATTTTGTTGACCCATCTATTTTAACCATGAATTACTGTTATCTGTGCGGGAAAGACGGAGATCGCCCATTAGATCTTCCCAAAACATTCACCGCCCATAACCTAGCCAAAAACCCCACGTCTGACGTACTCTGTGATCGCTGTTACGGGACGATTGCAGGTGACGAAAAACAGCTCTACTACTGGAACGAGAACAAGAATCCGCCTGCATGGTCAAAGTTATGGGGGCGATCGCTCTCCAGGCTTTACGTGGGAGAAGAACTGAGATCACCCATCATCGAAGGAGAGCGGGAAGGTACGGCGATCGTCCACTCTTTACCCACTCGTGTAGAAATCCGGCAATGGCTCATCAATCCACCTGAGCCACCATTTACAATCGCCATCTCGGTTTCAGGGCAAAAGCATATTTTACCTTTTGCCCAAGAAGCGCATGATAGAGAGCGGTTTCCGATTCGATTTGAGTTAACCTCTTTGGAGGTCAACCGCCAAGAATTCACTCGCCTACTCGCTAATTTTGAAATGCTTTACGACATGGGATTGACTAAAGCGGAAATCCTTAAAGGCAATTACAGTGTGTCACGAGTGGCGGCGATTCCTTATGCGGATTTCCTGAAAAGAGAGGAGGAGATCGCGCAGTACCGTGGCACTGACCTGCTAGAGTTGGCGGCGTTTGTAGCGCAAAAGGAAGGGGCGATCGAGTAGGGTAAAGGTGATCGTGGATTTGTTGTATAAATCGATTTGATTAACGACTTAAACGCTAGTCGAAACCAGCGTTTTTTGTGTTAAAAATTAGTAGATCTCAATAACTCCAGTTCCCTCTCGCGTTTCTTACCTTCAATTAACTGCTGACTAAAATACTCATACTCTTTTAAGTCGAGCTTGACATTGATTTTCGCTATCTGTTCAGTAGCGTATTGAATGCGCTTTTTGCAGATCAATTTTTCCACAGTTAACACCGCTTTCTCGATTGAAAGAATAGGCTTTTGAATATCCGATAAGTGTTTTTCCTGTAGGCATAATAATCTGTGGTACTGCTCACCAGCCTCTATGTATTCCAGTTCACTTTGCAGCCTAGAGATTAAATCGGTAGAGTCTATGGGCAGGCTTTCTTGTAATTCCTTGATCTGATTCCAGAGCGCTTGATGGTGGGGATACTGGAACGAGAGACGACGATCTCTCACAACCCGCAAGAAATAATCACGCGCTTCAGGTGCGTGGAGGTAGATTCGCAAAATCAGACTCTCGGCTTCAAGTAGTAACCGGTCTTCTGGGTTGGACTCGATTTTGATTTTCGGAATACTGGGATTACTTCTAGATTGGGGAATGTGGCGTAAGCGCTGCACTTGCCTTGCCAAGTCTGCGGTAATCAATTTGAGGCGATCGCTGTTACCCCGGCTTAGATACTCACTACAGACCCCAATATAATAATTCCGCATAGTAGGGTCATCGATTTTGCTTAAGACTTTTACCCAAGCTTGCGCTACCTCTTGGAATTCGTGAGCAGAACCGAGATCCTTACCTTTCATGGTTTGCTCAATCTGCCAGTCAATCCAGAGGGAAGCTTTCTGCACCAGGTCTAAATAGGCTTGATTTCCTGAAGATTTCAGAAACTCATCAGCATCTTTACTTTGGGGGAGACTAAGAATGCGAAGTTGGATTTGCCCTTGATAGACTAGATCCGCAATCTCTGAAATAGCGCGCCCTGTGGCCGTGGTTCCTGCTTGGTCGGTATCAAAATTGAGGATGATTACCTTGGAGTACCGAGCCAACCTCTTGATTTGGGAGCTACTCAATGCAGTACCCAAAGACGCGACAGACTCGGAAACGCCGGAGGCATGGAGGGCAATCGCATCGAAGTAACCCTCGACCACAATAGTCCGATCCTGCTTGACGATCGCCTTCTTGGCTTTGTCGAGTCCAAACAGCAGATTCCCCTTTTCAAAGATGGGGGTTTCTGGAGAATTCAGATACTTTGGCTTTGCATCCCCTAACGCTCTTCCCCCGAAGCCCACAACCCGCCCCTGGATATCGCAAATGGGAATCATTAGGCGATCGCGGAACCGGTCATAATAACCAGAGGATTTGCGCTTAATCACCAACCCCGCTTTCTCAACCACGCTTACCGGATATCCCTTGACCTCTACCAAGTGGCGATAGAGGTCTTGCCACTCATTTGGTGCATAGCCCAATCCGAATCCCTGGATCGTCTCCCTGGACAAACCTCGCTGTTCCTGTAGGTAAGTTAGCGCTTTTGTCGCGTTGGGTTGATGTAGGGCATGTTGGAAAAAGTTGGCGGCGATCGCCATAACCTCAAACAACTGTTCATTCAGGGATAACTGTCGTTGAAACTCCTTACTGTCCTGATTATCCATTGTGCGGATGGGGACTTCGTAGCGTTTTGCCAGATCTAAGGCTACTTCCCCAAACGAGCGACTATCCAACTGTTTCAGGAAGCTAATGGCATCCCCACCCGCGCCACAGCCGAAGCAGTGAAAAACCTGCTTAGTCGGGCTAACGGTAAAGCTTGGACTCCTTTCGTCATGGAACGGACACAACCCGGCAAACTCACGCCCCTGTTTCTTCAGTACCACCCGCTCCGAGATGATCTCGACAATATCAATCCGTTGCTTGATTTCTTCAATGGTGTCGGGGTGGAGTCTAGGGATATTCATGGGAAGTCCGGAGGGCGATCGGGTATAATATAGAAGTGCCCCCGCGATGTAATCAGCAACCGAGGGCGTGACCCATCTAGAACAAGTAGACAGGTATGAATAAGTTAAGATATTTTGACGGAATCCGCTATGGGGAATACCGCGATCTTGAGGTATTGGTTGGTCGTCTTTGGGGAGGGCGATCGGTAAATGTCCATAATGCCTACTCATGCCCGCCTATGTCGGTTTGTGTCCATTGATATGTCCGTATGTATTTGGCGTGCGATAATGGACGCATTAATTTAGTTATTTAGCCTTATGGCAAAAAAATCTAGGTTCACCAACACTCAGAAGAGAACTATCTTAGTTGAGTCTGTCGCTCTTGGTGATAGTGCTACGGCAAAAAAATATAATATAGACCCTAAGACACTGTTTCGATGGCGAAAAGAGATAGATCAAGAGGAGTTAGATAGAGCCATAGAAGAGGCTGGCCCATTTTCGACAGAATTCAACGAAACCCTCAAACTCTCCACTCAATTCCTGAATGAACTCCTGAAGAAGGCGATCGTTAATATCCAGAACATGAATGACCAAGGGGAGTCCAGGGCGATCGCCGCCTACCATGGATTATTTAAGGCGTGTGCCGATCTTAATATCCTGAAAGAGTTAGAACGAGACTCAGAGGATGATTAGCATACAAGCCAGAATTAATGAAAAGCTTAATCGGAGGCGACAAAAACGCAGAGAAGGCAGGAGGTCACCACTAATTAAGCTTGAGCAAGCGATCTCCGACATCGATGGGCCAGTTGATTTCACACGCCAGATTCTTGGCATCAAGCTCTACCCCAAACAAGAAGAACTCTTAGCCGCGATCTGGCAACCTGGAGTTACCCACGTGGTGTTGTCACTCGGCAGACGTTCCGGTAAGACCACCATGGCGGCTATTTGTGCGGTTTATGCTGCAATCTGCTTGGGCGATCGCTACCGTAAAGCGCTTGGTCTACGCTCCACGTTTAATATCCTCTGTATCGCCAACAAGGAGGCACAATCCAAAGTCGCGCTAGGGATGATTAGGGACTTAATTCAGAAAGCGCCCCTACTCAAACCCTTAATCAAGCGCCAAGCAATGGAAACCCTAGAACTAACCAACGGGGCAATCTTTACGGCATCCCCCGCCTCATCTAGGGGTATCCGTGGGGAAGCATCACCCCTAATTATTTTCGATGAGTTGGCTCACTCCCTCGACACATCCGGAAACGCAGCCGGTGACCAACTCTATCAAGCGGTGGCTCCTGGCGCTGCTCAGTTCGGGAAGTACGCCAAGATTCTTATGCTTTCTACCCCATGGATTCAAGGGGGAATTTTTTGGGACTTCTATAACCAAGGGCAATCCCCCGATTACCCGTCCACGTTCTCTATTTCCTTGCCAACATGGGAAGTTAACCCCCATCTACCCTATGATGGGGAATTCCTCAAAGAAGAGCGCGATCGCGACCCATGGTCATTTAACATCGAGTACGGCGCTAACTTTGCCTCACCCGTAGGCGCTTTTCTCTCGTCTGATGACGTGGAAGCGTGCATACTCAGAGAACATGCCAACCCCACCCCAACGAAGTCAGACCACTACTACACCCTTTCTCTTGACCCTGCTAAAGGTGGGCGGGATGAGTATGTAGCCTGCATCCTCCACTGGGAAAAGGATGAGTGCATAGTCGATCGCTGGTATGTATTTGAGCCATCCGTCCAGGATGGTAAGCGGAAACTCGTAAGCGTGGAAGAAGTAGAGAATTGGATTATCGAGAGCGATCGCCGCTACCGGTTCCACAAGATTATCCTCGACCAGTACAACAGTCAAAGCACTATACAGAGCCTAAAGAAGCGCGGGTTACCTTGCCGTGAACTTCATTGGTCAGCCAAGTCGGTGACGGAAGCCTACACCAAACTAAGAAACCTGGTCATCTCTGGCAACCTAAACCTGTACCGGCACAAGAAGGCGATCGAACAGTTGAAGGGATTAATTGTGAGGTACAACAGCGTAGGCACAATGTCTATTAGCGGCGGTGACGGTGCGGGGGTTGACGACTACTGCGCTGCTCTTGCCGGCGCTGTGTTGGTGAGTACGCCACCCAGACCGCCAGGGCGATCGGGTACGTTCTCGATGAGTATGTGGGGGTGACCCCACTACTGCCTAGCAGCAAAGGTAGGAGAGAAATTGCCCTCCGTTACCTTCCCAGATTGTCGATTTGGCTCCTTCTAGGACAAGGTATCGGACTGTCCGGATCATGGTTTCCCAGTCTTCTACCGGAAAGCTCATTAAAAGTCTTTCCTCTAACTTTAGCCGTCCTATAGAGTCCACCTCTACAGCCCCAAAGGGGACGTGACGTTTCCCCAATGGTATGTCTTCCCCACCGGCAGTTGCCAGGATTACCTTGGCTCCAGACCTTAGCTCAGGGGCGATCGCCTCGTAGTTGGCGTTTAGCCAGTGGGCGACATCCCCACTCATCAATCCATTGCTGGCAATTTCCGCCAGTAGGTCGGTAATCTCTAATCCATCCTTGGACTCTAACACCATGGACAACCGTCCATCGATTCGCGCGGTAGCGATCGCGTACCGGATACCGTAGGCAGCTTCACGGAGAGAGTCTCCACACCGGAAAAGCTTGTAGACCAAGTCGGTCACTCGCTCCATATCCGAATTTCGGACATCTACCAGGCTTAACCCGTAGCCTGCTAGGGCTTCTAGAGCCTGTGCCTTTAGCGCTGCTTTGGCGCTAAAGGATTTGAAGCTTACGAACCGCGCCCCAATCCCGGAGGCAACCACAAACCAGCAATTAGCCCATTTTTCTACCCGCTTGATAGCAGTGACCTCTACAGATAGGATGTTAGCGAATTGAGAGAAGAAGTTAAACATTGGGGAACCTCGTAGGATAAAGGGCTGTAGCCGTTTGGTTATATTTCTATAATAGTATAATGTTTCGCTATTGTCAAGCAGTTTACCAAAAGAAAAACCCGGTAGTTAACCGGGTTTTGATTTAGCGAATTAAGATCAAAGCTTGTTCCATTCCTTGGGGAAGAACCCAGGATCTGCAATCATTGCTTGTCTATGTTCCTCGGCTTCTCTGCGTGCTTGTGGACTGTTCCAGTCAAATCCCTTCATAAAAGGGTTTTCCTTAACTTTGTAAGCGCGACAAAGATAGTCGTCATTGGGCGCGTGTTTCCTCACGAATTCGGTGCAGTCTTCCAGCTTTTCAACATAGAAAAGCGCGTCTTTGATCCCTTTAGGGGTTTTGGGGAACTCGTGAGTCTTGCCCGTCCGATCTTTTACGAACACTCGTTCGCCGACAGTCTTGATACATCCTTGTTTTACGTTGGGAGTTTTAGCAGCCATGATTTAGTCCTCTTTGTTTTGTCTATATCTATACAATAAGGGAATGTTTCGCTATTGTCAAGCAGTTCAGTAAATCAGATCTAGCATTGACAATAGCCAGATATATGAGTATTATAGAGTTATAGATGAACGGAGAACACCATGAACTACACAACCATTGAAGAAATCAAAACCCTGAGCAAGAAAGACGCTTTAGCGCTACGCAAGGACTATCTGAAAGAGATCCCCTTCTACGTTTCGATGGGCGGCGATCGTGATGAGACTGCTGTAGAGATGAGGTTGGTAGTTGGGCTTATAGATAGCCTCTACCCCAGGAAAAAATAAAGGGAAATAAAGAAAAGTAAATCGGGGTTAACCCCGATTTTTTTATTGGTTATATTTAGGCAAAGAAAAACCCGGCGGTTAACCGGGTTGTAGTTCATGTCCCGTAGGCGGGGCTGATGGGATGGGGTTAACCGGGATATTCCCACTCTTCAAATACATTTAGTGATTCTTCAATAAGCTTCATATCGCGAATGTCTCGGCATTTGCACCGATTAATGTTAATACCGGGTACACGATAGGCGGGGGGTTCACTCCCCTCGATCAAGGTCGAGGGAGGGATCAGCGAGGCGATCGCCTCTTGCTCAGAATCCGCTTCTATAAATAACCGGTGGGTTACGATCTCTTTTATCTCTATAATATATCTAGCCATGATTTTGTCCTCTTTGTTGTGTGTGTAGTATGTGGTCATGCCCTCAAAGGAGAGGGCGGTGAAAATCAGTATATGTGGTCATGCCCTCAAAGGAGAGGGCGGTGAAAATCAGTAGACGTAGTTTAGAGAATCGGCTTTCCAGCATCCGTGATCGCGATCGCCCCAGTAGATCTCCTCCTGCCCTCGCTGGTAGTCGTCATCATCCCGTTGTGCTTTCTTGTAGCCAGCCATGTACGCCTGGCTGGTTTCTTGGGGTTCCAAGCCGGTCAACCAATCCTCGTACCCACGGCGGTGGGTACGGGCATAATCATCTGGGCGGTAGGCGAGTGCCACCTTGTAGCCCAGCTCATAAAACTTGAAAAAATATAAATTTTCTTTTTGGGTGTGCAGGGGGGAGAAGGGGCGGTAGGCGAGTGCGTCAGCCACAGCCTGACGCACAATGAGGGAACCGGGGCAGCGATCGTAGCGAGGCGAGAGGTGGTAACCGATGGTGGGGTCGGTGTAGATCGAAGAGTAGGTCGAGAGGTGAAGTGTGTTAGACTTGTCGTTAGAAGACATGAGGTTTTACCTTTTGTTTGCGAGTGAGAGGGAAGCGAGACTTTGGTCGGTAGCGCTTCCCTTTCGTGTATATCTCTATAATAACTAAACATTTCGCTGTTGTCAAGTAGAAAAATAAAATTCATTCAAGTAAGCCGCAATCCTTTTGTGGGAAGGCGTTGAGGGCGATCGGTTGTGCTATAATAATCAAAAGCCCAGAGCGCAGGATTGCGGGAAACAATCCAGGCTCTATCACCGGGCTGGTCAACCTAGAACAAGTAGGCCAACTACATGGATTTTACCGAATTAGTGTCCAGCACACAACGTGCTGATGGTTTTGTCAACGCTACCAAGTGGTGTAAAGAATTTGGCTATGAAGTCAAAAATTGGAAGCGACTGCCTGAGACCAAGAAGCGAGCCAAAGCTTTACAGGATGAGGTTTTCAGGTTAACGGGTGAAAAAATTACGCCCATTATTTCTGAGAATAAAGGACGTGCCGGATCGGTAACTTGGGTACATCCCATCATGGCTATCCACTTAGCCCAATACCTTTCCCCTGAGTTTGCCAACTTTGTCGCTGAAGTCTTTCAACGCTACCTTGAGTCCGATATCACCCTGGCTGATGAGATCGTGCAGCGCCAAGATGATCCAGAGCGGGTTAAGTGGCTGAAGGAGCGGATTGAGGGCAAGCTTGCACGTTTCTATTTCACTGATGTTCTGAAACGACATGGAGTCGGTGAAGTCAATCGGGGTCGGTATCGTGAGAACGGCTACGCTCTCTGCACCGAGGCAATCAACAAAACCCTTTTCGGCAAGACTGCCAAGCAGATCCGGGAAGAGCGCCAAGTCCAAGAAACCAGGGACGGATTAAGCCGCGTGGAATTGGCAGCGCTCAACTTAGCTGAAACGATCGCCGCCGAAAATATCCGAGAGGGCGATCGCCGTGGCAATCGGCAGTGCCGGGACAGTTGTCAGGACGCGGCATCAAGGGTGCGCCGCGTCTTTGATTAGCGGGTCACAGGTTCTCACCTAGTTCACTTCCCAACGAAGTGAACCCAACAACCCCCGTCTGGCATACAGGCTTCCTTGATTAGGGCGTAGGAGTAGTGCAGGTTTTTCCCTGATGCCTTAGTATCATAGCCGTCAGCCCACCACTCCCCCCACGGGTCGTTTACAAAGAACCCCCTTTCGTCAAAACCCTTGACCACAATGATATGTCCAGAACTGGTGAAGTATCCGTGGATAATACAAGGTTTTTTTGCTATTAAATGGTCTTTAATATCTTTAATCCGAGCGTCACTACGAAATTCATCTTTGTGTCCATAGTCTTTAATTAAAGAAGCTAAATCATGGGGACTGTGACGGTCTAGTCCATGGTCAAGGCAGTATCGGTAAAGCTCGTCTTCTAGTTGCTCATTGGGGTTTGCTGGTTTAACCCCATAGTAAAGCAAACACATTGCAACGCTCGACACATTACACGATCCGGATGGATTATATTCATTGTCTCGCTGTGATCTGTAGGGAACATCTAGATTAATCATAATTACCCCCCCACTTCTTATTCCCTTTAACTTAAATTCTAGAGACCTATATATATTATAGCTTCATCAAAAATGAACTAGAATAAAGGTATTTTATCTCTAAAAATATGCCCTATTCACCTGAAGTTAAATGGGATTTTTACCAAGGCGATCACGAAACAGCGATCGCCTACTGGAGTGGCCCCCGCCCATCCGAAACCCAACGCAGTGCCGACACATTTAACCGGTATCTTGACCAGTCGATTAACACCTACAACATCATCAAGGAACTGGTGTCCCACTATGTGAACGCCTTAGTAGGTAAGCCATTCAACTATCCAGAAGATGAACTTCTATCTGAGTGGCTCCATACCCAAAGACGCTTATCCGCTTTCCGTCGTCGCGCCGACCCATTTATGGAGGCGGTCACACAAGCGCTAGTCTCTGGGCGATCGTTCATCCGCTTGTACACCCCGGAAAGATTCCAGAACTCTAAAAATTCCCTACTCCTAGTTACCCCGCACCTGTGCCATCTTCAAGACTCTAAGCCAGAGTACGATTCTGATGGATTCTTAAATCGATTCACCTATACCTATCGCGATTCAAAGGGCGGGCGAAAGCAAGAAGTATATTTCATTGATGAATCGGGATACACTCACATCCTGGCTAATGGTGAGGAGATTATTGTCGATCGCCGTGGGATGATGCCTATCTTTGAGCTATCGGTCGATCCGGTAATCTCGGATGCTGCCATCTGTGCCCAGAGAGCGCTTACCGTACTACTCACGATGTTAAATGAGTTTATCTGCTCTTCTGCCCTTCCTGAGCATATCGTCACCAATGCTCAAGTACCAGGTGAAATCATTGAAGATCCCGATCACCCTAGGGGACAACGGTTTGAGCCGAGACAAGATCTACTTGAGTTTGGGGCTAACCAGTTAGTGATGCTCGATGGGAAACCAATCGGCGATCCAGATATGCCATCAGGGTTCACCAGTCCGTCCGTTTACTTCAAGGAACCGAGTAACCCGCAAACTTTTAGGACTGCATTAGACATCCTCATGGAGACGGTTTATAGAGAGGCGGGATTGGGGCATTTACTGACGAGTGGAGATGGTTCATTGTCCGGGGTAAGTCGTGCCACACTAAAGTCCGACTTTGAGCTTCGACTAGGGAACTATAGGGAATATATTGAGGATTTCTTTAACGCTATTCTGGAGTATGTCTTGATTGAATTGGGGCAAAAAGACCCCTATGTAGAGACTCAATTAAATCTTGATACCGGGAATATTTTACCAGAGGAACGTAATGCAATCTTAGAGGAACTCAACTCAGGAATCCGATCTCGTAGGTCTGCTATGCGGGCGCTCGGCATTGAAGACCCTGATGCAGAGGAGGAGCAAATACTACTGGAACAAAACCGGGATATGGGGGTGACCGATATCCCGGATGAAGAAGCTACCCTCGATTAAAGTTTAAGCGGGTTCTTTTTAGATAATCCCCAACTAGATCCTCTTTCTTGCTGGCCGGGCGATCGTTACTTGGTGCGCTTGGCAGCGATCGCTCCCGTGTTTGGGGTTCAGGTGATTCTCGCTTGAGCGCGGGGAGGAACATGCTGAGGGTCGGGTCACTGGCGATCGCCTGGGTTATTTCCTGAGATTGGTAATATGCTTTCCCTCCTGAAATCTCAATGCTGTCCACATCAATAGCCGAAATATTAGAGAGGATATTTGCATCAAACCCAGTTAGCCTACTCACCTCTTGCAGCGTGTATTTCCGGTTGATGGTTTGCAATTCTTGTCGGCTTTCCGCTAATTCATTCTTAGCCAGTTCCAAGTCTGATTTCATCCTTTGATTAGCCAGGTGTAAATCTCGTTTCTCTTGTGAGACTTTCTTCACTACCTGGTCAATGGAAATCGTCGGATCACTACCCTCTAATAGGCTTTGGATTTCTGATTGTGCGCTTGCCAACTCAGCTTCAGCCTTGCGCAACTTATCGTTCTTTTCCCTGATTTCACCAATAACTTTAGTCTTGCCGGATTCTAGTTCGGAAATTCGAGAGGCGATCGCGGTTTTTATTTCTTCATCCGCAATAGCCTCTAAGGCTTGTTCGTAATTGTAAGGCATAGTATTTTTAGGGTTTCAATCTCTGATATTGAATTATCTATTAGAAATCGCCGGTTGATCTCACCAGCAAATTGTGGCTGCCAAGACTGCACCACCATACCCCCCGAAACCGGGGAACATCCGAGGACGTTAGAATTATTATAACAGCAAAACAAAGACAATTAGAGTCAACGATTGCCCCACCCCCACCCGCATTTCTACGAGTGGGGGTGGGGCAACAGAAAGCCCGGTTAACCACCGGGCTTTGGGCATATTTAATATTCGATTTATTGCATTACATCCAAGGGCATCCAGAATATCCGTGCCTATAGATTACCCAATCAATGGATTTCTTCAAATCCTCTCCTTCATCAAGGATATTCTTCATGTCGTCATAAAACAGCCAGTCTTGGGTGTAAATTCTCCACCCATCCTCTCCTTCATTCCGATTCCGAACTGCTACGGTGCTTTCAGTGAATCGGACTTCGTGGGTTGTTCCAGTGAATAACGAGTTCATAACGAGTTCATATTGGTTTCCTTTTTGCGATTGAAAGAAAACCCGGCGGTTAACCGGGCTGTGGGGTGGGGTCATATTGGTCTCCTTGTTTTTTGTTTTGTGTATATTACTATAATAACTGAACGTTCAGCTAATGTCAATTGATTTAGGGAAAAAACTTTTCTAGATCCTTCAAGCCCTTATAGTTGCCACACTTTAGGTGATCGCCCTATAATAGATTCAACTCAGCCACTGGTGGCATTCAGTCGCGTGCTGGCACGTACGACTGATTGGAGAGCAGGGAATAGCTCAGAGAGCTGTGGAGGCCCTGCGATCTTGAACTTCAATAAAGATGAAAGTTTCTTTTATTTCCAATACGATTACCCCTGCGGCTTGGGCGGCAGATGGTAGAGGGAAGGATCAACTTCTCCCCTTTGCCGGAATCGCTGTACCCGCAGGATTTACCCCATTACCCGATGGTCGGGTTTTTATCCCCGCCGGTACATTGGTAGGGCGTACTTTTGCAGAGAGAACTGCCGGTATTGGCTTTGGGCCGGGAGATCCTGCTGACAATGAGCTGTTCCTTACGGTTTTTGACTGCTACGATGCACTCCAAGATCCGGAGCTGACCTTCTACCGTCCTGGTAAAGTCGTCAAACAAAACTTTTTGCCCAATTGGGCAACCTTGGCGGCTGGTGTGCGAACCAAAATCCAGGAACTCTATGTATGTATCGAGGGGGTAGCGTAAGATGCCAGATATCGGAACTCTTATCCGAGTGGCTATGGAAGATGGAAGCTTCCAGCGTTTAGCCAACTCACCCCAAACCCAATTCGGACAAGGTAGCCGACGCTATATCGGTGCAGAACTTTTACCAGAGCGCACCGTAGAGAGCAATATGTTCCGTGAGGATATGTTCCGGCTACGGACAATCGCCGCCTCCGACGGTGGACGCTACAACCCCACTCAGCTTAAGTCTGGGGATAGCTTCCAATCCGTTCTGGTTGAATGTGGCGATGTCGATATCCGCAGGGAATTGACCGCCCGTGAATATGATGCCCTTCTGCAATTACTCAGAAGAGGCTCAGACATAGCAGCGATGACTCAACTAATCGGATGGGTTGACACTACTTTAGTTCGAGCCATCATCGAGAAAGCCGAAATCGAGCGCTGGCAATCAATCTGCAATGCTGAGATTGTGCGGATGGGTGATAACGGGATGACTCAGACGGTGGCGTTTGAGAACCCAACTGGCCACCGTGTAACCCCTGTGAATGCCTGGTCTGACCCCACCACGGATATCTTTTTAGATATTCACACAATGGTAGACCTACTGATTTCAAAGGGATTCAACGTATCTCGGATCATCACATCTCAGAATGTTGTATCGATGATGTCAAGAAACGACACCGTCAAAGGCAACGTGATTGCTGAATCAATGATCTCAACCGGACGCGCCACCCTGCAAGCCATTAACGCTGCACTGGAGTCCGATGGTCTGCCCCCCATCGAGCGCTATGACTTGCAGTACAGAGTCCCAAGCCCCAACGGGAGTGCGGCTTCTGCTCGGTTTTTCCCTAATGATGCGTTTGTCTTGATTGGTGACACCAACGAAGGTTCCATTATTGACCTAGGTGACGATTCCCCAATGCAGTTTGAGAACGTTCTAGGTTATTACGCCGTGGGAACTGTGACCGGGATGGGTACACCTGGACGTAAAGTTCACGTGGAGAACTTTGAATCACGTCCTCCCCGGATTGAAGGCGAGGCTTATCAGTCGGGTGTGCCTGTGGTGACCTATCCGGAGGCGATCGCCGTTTTACAGGGGATTGCCTAATGCTGGACATCAAACTCACTAGAGATGTGGTGATGGGCGGGAAGATTCACACTAAAGGCTCGGTGATTACTGTCTCCAAATCCTTGAAATATGAAAGCTTTGGAGAGCTTTTTTCACAACCTAAAAAGAGCGAAGAACCCGCACCGGAATCTAAGTCCGACCCCAAGCGATCTCGCACCAAGCCCGAAGCGAAACCTGAGCCAGAGGTAACAGAAAACGATGGCACTGGAAATAACCCTTAGATACCAACTTCAAATCCTTTTCAACTTTGGGAATGACCGCCTTCCTGAGCTTCAAAAAGCGTTAGAGAATGTGCGATCGCCTGAAGTTGAGGAGATGGTACGTGATCGCCTGAAACGTGCAATGAATCTCATGACCACCATTGAACAGGAACGCTCTAGCGCCAACTTTGCATTAAGCAAAGCTGACGTTTTGGAATGGGATTCACGGGAGCGATCACGGGGGATGTTAATTCAGAAATCTCAACTCAAAAAAGAGATTGCCAATCTGTTAGGAATTCGTAATTGGGAAATCTCTTACTCCGTTGGTTCAACGTCCATTCCTATTAGGCGAATTTTATGAACGCGCTTAACTTTATCTCAGCACCTGAGATCACTAAAGTCCATGTGGTTTTATCTGACAAGATGACTCCGATAAGCGCTTACCTTGACCCCAAGAAAGCGCAAGAAGCAAGACACGGAAGTCTTCCGTACCCTGTTCCCCTTGAGGATTTTGATATAACTTCTCCTGAATTTTGGCAAATCCTACTAGGGGAAATTCCAGAAATTCAAGATGCGATCGCCGAAGGGTACTCCATTTTTGACCGACTTAAAAACGGGAAATGGGAGGATATCAACCTCGACTCAATTCCTGAGCGCTGCTCAATTTATGTGGTCTGTGATCGCGCTGATCACCCGTTGAAGGCTTTTATCTCGCAGTCGGAAGCCTATCGACTAATTGACCGCAATCCTGAATTCACGGCGTACACAGTTCTGCTAGAAGATTTCGATTACTGGTCACCATCTTTTTACGGAACTTTGATTAATGAATCTCAAAAACTCCAAGAAACTGTAACTAAAGGCTTTGAATTCTTGGACAATTTCAACCCCTTTTCTAGGAGGGATAAATGACCGGAAGCACGTACCATCTAAGAAACCGAATCTTAGATCATCTCTTTGGGGGCGTACCCTTCTCCCCCATCACTACCCTGTATTTCGGCTACATGACCGGATCACCCTCTCCTGCTGGGCCAGGTTCTGAACCCGCCGGTGGAGGATATGCCAGGGTTGGGGTTGTGAATAACACTACCGCATTTCCCACGACAGCAACCAAGATCAAAACCCTGGCGACGGAGATTGTTTTCCCAAAGGCATCGACAAACCAGGGAAGCATCGTAGCGGTAGGGGTTTGGGATTCTCCTGGTTCAGGGAATCTCCTGTACTGGTGGGATTTACCATCCCCTAAAGTCATTGATGCCAATATGAAGATGACCATCCCGGCGGGCGCTCTAGAATTGAGCATCCCGACGACCGGAGGTTTATCTGCTTACGTCAAGAACAAGCTACTAAACCATGTATTCGGTGGGGTGTTGTTTAACACAATTCCCTTGATGTATGCCGGATACATGACTACAGCACCAACCGAAACCACAGCCGGAACCGAACCAGGGACGGCAGGTTACAGCCGGGTGAGTTTCAACAACACTTTATCTATGTTCCCGGCTGGCTCTATCGGTGTGAAACGTAACGCTCTACGGGTTAATTTCCCTGAATCTTCAGGTGACCAAGGAACCGTTACCCACGTCGGTTTCTGGGATGCGATGACCGGTGGTAACTTCCTGGCTTACTACCCAGTGACCGCCAAGAATATCATCGCTCTTGATGTTCCCCAAATCGATGCTGATACCGTGACGTTCACGATCGCCTAGGAGGTGACCTATGCCTTTAGCGATTTTTGAACCGACCGCTGGCATTCTGGAGACGTTCGATGGGCAGATGCTTCTCGATGCCAAGCGTCACATCATTTTTGATAACGCTTTGATCCATGAGGAGTTCTCTCGCTCGACCGCTATCCCAGAATTTGAGCGACTTGTCGAATACTTGTCTGGCCAAATTGTCGGGCTAATTGAGGGTGTCCTTAAGCGGGCGCGGCGTTTACCTGGTGAAATCATTGAGACGTTCTATGGGAAGGTTTCGGTCTTCATCGATGCGACAATCACAGCCACCCCGACCGCAAGACTGTACTTATACCAAGCTGAGTGTCCCGAATTTACCGAGGATAACTTAGCGGGGCATAGCTTCACCCGGACGGACTACTTGGCGATCGGGTTCAAGTGTTGTGGGGACAAAATGGCAGGATTGCGACCCTATTTCCAAGCTGGGTTAACAACGGGTGGGGTCTTGATTAATAAAGGGCCGTCCAATATGACGATCAATCCCATCTTCTCAGCCTCTGCCAATGAGGAACACCTAACTGGGATGTTCTCGATCACGGAAGTTGATACCGCGCCCTTGCCGGCTGATACCCAAAGCGAGTTAATTTACCGATTCTGGCTATCTGATGGGGTGGGTAGGAATTACACCCTAGAGGAGGGTTCACTCACTATTACCCCAATTAATGTGAGGTAGCGCCATGTCCACTAGCCCGTTCGCATCCCTGGAAAATGCCACCCTCACATTTAAGTTATCTGCTCAAGCTATGGAGGTTGATGAGTGGGGGAATCGTTTACCAGTACAGGAGGATCTCGTGATTCGGTGCTGGCTCAAGGAGGACAATCCGTCTCCTGGGATGTTGGAGATCGATGAAGATATGTACCCCGGTGTTTCTGATAGTTTCCAGAATGTCAAAGGATATTGCATTGAGCCTCAATTCTTGCCGGATTCGGTTACTCATCTCTCAGAGGCGATCGCCGTAATTAGCGGGCAAGTGGGACGCTTTGTTTTGCGTAGGGGGATCGACGGTATGGCGACATACATCACTGGGTCTCCGATTAGGGGGGTATTCAGGAGGACAGTATGAATCATGAATCGATTAAGCAATTGCGCTCCAGTATCGAGTCCGCATTGGTGGACAAGTTGGGGCTTTATACTTTTTCTAACGGGATCAAGGAGAGGGCGATCGCTGTCGATTTAGGAAACTATCCTCCACAAAATACCAAAATTGAAGGACTAGAAGTCGTTATTACTCCATATAAAGAAATCAATTCAACAGGGTTACTTAATGATTTCTCTGATTTTGAGTTTTATCACGAGATCCTTCTCAAGCAATGGAGTTCAACTCCATCAACTGATTTGATTGACTCAATTTTGATTATCCGAACATTATTTGGAAGTCGCGTCCAGGTAGGTGTTAGGGTCTTGCGCCTAGACGATATATCAACAATTGAGTCATGCCCACTCATGTATTTAGAAAGGAAGAGTTTACGTCATGGGTAGTATTAGAAGAACTCGGTTTCCTCAGCAGGGGGATAAAACCTGGATTCGAGTCCAGCGTAGCCTTATTGCTCCTGTTACAGATACTTCAGGTGTGTTAACTTTGAACACCCAAAGTATCACTCTGGGGACAGCCGCTACGGCTGGCGCGGTTAGTTTAACTGTTACCGCGCTCACTTATCCAGTTTATAAGGATAACTTCATCCTATTTACTGATGAATATGATTTAGAATATCTTGTCGAGCTGACGGACGATGCCGATGCGGGTGCGACGGCTTTAGATATTGCACCTCTAGCACAAGGCATCCCCGCCGCATCGGTAGCTGATTGGCCGCCGGAGTTCCTAGACCGGACAGATTCTACTTGGGACTCCTCAGCATCGACAGACGACTTTACAACCTACAACACGGGCGGTTACCAGATGTCGATGGTCACAACCATTGCAGAGACTTGGACGCTCCCTGGCTATCACACAGAGAAAAACGCCGGGCTGAAAACCATCGATAAAGCCTACCGGGATAAAGCTGAATTTTGGCTGATCTTCCAGTACCCTCCCTTCCCGACCTATGCCGAAGGTGAGGTCAGAGTCGGGCGGGCTGTCTGCACAAGTGCGTCAACTGCTGCACCTGCTGACGGAAGGATCGATGCGGAAAGAAGCGGTAATTTCAACGCCGCACCTTATCTGATACCTTCTGTGCCAGCCTAGTCTAAAGAGACGGGAAGTTGTAAGATCTGGGAAAATAGAGGTAACCTATGTTTATCAAGTTTTTGCCGGCGCTTCTTCTTCCTGTCGTTTTAGTAGGGTGCGATCGCCAACCACAAAAGCGCGAATTTACTTTTTATTGGGAAACTCCAGGGGTTCCTACTGAAGTTACAGGAAAATGCTATCCACTAGATGATAAAGCGGTTCCCCCTTTTATTGTCGTTGAGATGCCAGAATTAAATAGGGAGTGGGACAGGGAAAAAGCGAGTGAAGCGGGAACACTAAGCATGAATCCAGTAGACGTTATTGGAATAAACAAAGGTGGATATGGAACAGTTACAGGGGATATATCTGAAGAGATAGTTAAATGCGTTTACGAATACAAAGGGGCATTATTTTTGAATGGCAATGAGTCCAACGTTTATATTTTTTATAATGGGCGGAATGGGGAAGCTATAATGAGGACTACAGGTAAAGAAGCGATCGAGCTAAATTTTACTTTTGAGTATTAGCTGTGGATGTAGTCAGGATAGTAGGTAAGCGAAATAAGTCGATCCAGTCCAGTGAGGAGAATGCGCTATCTAGTATCCTGTCAGGAGAGAAGAAGCAATATTCCCAGGTTGAGAGATCTATAGTCCGTGAGTATTCGCGGCTTATAGAACAAGAGTCATTTACCCCTGACCAAATCGCCACACTTGTTGATAGCCAGTCTAAGTCATTAAGCGTTAAAAGCTCAACCGTTAGAAGTCTTAAGTCCCTATACTCTAAACAGTCCAATGAAGGGTTTGTACTGAGTCGGGAATTGATGGATCGGCGATCGCCGCAAGAGAAATACAAAAGCCCTAAATCTGACTTTGTGCAAGAGGCGATTGATGACACTAAGTCCAGGTTAGGCGATCGTCAAAGGGACTTTTCTAATAGGAATAAAGCTATCCTGACTGAGGCTGCGCGTAGAGGGTGGGGTAGCGACAAATTAAGGAGATCGCTACGTCGGAATTATCAGTCCTACGAAAGTAATGTTAAGAGGATTTTACAAACTGAATCGATTAAGTCCGTAAATCAATCCCTACTTAATCAATACAAAGCCAATGGGGTGGAGTATGTCCAAAGAATATCCCAAGAAGATGACAGAGTATGCGCTTTTTGTGCGGAAAGGGCGGGCAAAGTTTACCCAATAGATAAAGCCCCGACTGTAATCCACCCTAATGATCGCTGCTACAACATGCCCTGGTCTGTGGCTTCTTACATGGAGGGGATGACCGAAGATGAAGTCATGGAGGAACATCTGTCCGATGTATCCGCTAGGGCATCGGGACGATCCATTGAACTAACTCCATTTGAGAAGCAAGCGGGAATCCTTGAATCGGATATCTCAAGTCCTATTGATTTGTACCTAGAGGGTATTGACTCTATCCCGATTGAGGAGAGGATTAACTACGATCGACAGCTCGTTGAAAGGCTTCGAGATTACAGAATCCCCGGAGAAATGGGGGAGGCTCCTTTCTATCGTCAAGTCTGGTCTTTTGTCCAAGGTGCGTTATTAACCGGGTTGACTCTTGGTGCTTATGCGGTCGTCCGGCAAAGGTATAGAGCCAGGATTCCACTTAGCGCACTAGAGGCTTCAACCCTTGCAAGCTCTAAGGATTTCAACTATTTGACAGCTTCTTATTTGCATCAAAGTAGGGGAGAAAAGACCGTCCTGAACGAGACGGAAGAAGAGCTTGCCAGGAGAGAACGAGATTACCAGAAAGCCCAAAATATAGAGAGTGCTGAAAGAGTCGTGTTTATAGCTGGGGGGCTGGCGGGGCTGGGTGGATTTAGCTCTCTTGAAGCTAGAGATCAAATCGCGGCGAATATGGGAGAGAATATAACTTTTATAGATACCCCTAACCCTGACTTTGAGATAAGTATTGGACTAGCTGAGTTACAGCAGAATCTATCTGGGCTTGGCCCATTGGCTGGGACAATAGCCGGAATCATGACCGCTAAAAATATGGCTCAGATGATGGCGACTAATGCGCTGGTGAATGGCAAAAATCAAACCTCTATTAGAATGGCTGCCCAAGCCCTTAATTTTCATAAGCAATACCCGGATAAGCCAATCACCTTAATGGGATTTTCGGGGGGTGGAATCGCTGCAAAGGAGGCGGCTATCATCCTAAATCAACTAGGACTAAGGGTTAACGTTATCTCTTCTGGCTCTCCTGATTTTGGTATCTTTCGTGAGTCTGACTTTTATCCTGGGCAGCACACTGGATTTAAGGGCAAAGGAGATATTGTCCCCCTTGCTGGAGGCCCACCGATGAATAATATTGAATTAGCGGATGTCCCTAGCCATTCTTACCTGGATTACGCAACTAGCCCCACCTATCAAAGAATGCTGGCAGATGCCATGGCGAACGGCCGTCCAACTCTTGAGCATGAAAACAATAAGGAAAGCTTTAATCGCTACTGGAGCGAGTGGGCAGAAGTTAATAAGCAGACCCCCAACTTTGATATCGACACTTCGCTAGAGTCGTCTTTGTCCTCATCTATTGACGCTGCCAGGGATGCGGTAACGGGTATATATGGGGGCATCTCTGAGTTTATTAAAGGGGTTACAGATCCAAGTAAGATAGATGATGCGTTAAACAGTACCCTTGACCCGGACAAGTCTGCAAAGCGATCGCTTTCGGTGGCATCTACAGCAATCACGTCTACCCTACTCACTGAGAGGATAGACCCGTTGCAATACAAGTCAACAGAAAAATCTTACCGCATGTCTGTTGATAACTTAATCTCAGATGTCTACAGTGACTTCAAAAATGGTGAAGTTCGATCGCCTAAGTCCTATAGGGAGGAGATCTCCAATGGGATTTCACTGACAGATTATCAGGAACAGAAAATTGAGAAATATATCAGTAATTTAATTTCCCGGTTAAAACACGCTTACGCCACCCCGTTATCTGCCTACCCCTCAGAGATTGCCCTATCAAGTAGTTTTTGATCGATTTGGCGAGTGACCCAACCAGGGACTTTAGATCCATCCACAAGTTTTTTCAAAGTTTTAGCTACATCAAGACCCATTATTTCCCGTGCTTCTTCAATCTCGAATTGTCTTTGCCACGGGTTAAACCAATCCGGATCGGCTTTTTTAGCCCCCTGGGATTGGGCGTAAGCTACCCCAACGTTGGCGATCGGTATACTAACTAAGTTCGCCATCTCCTTATGGAATGTTCGAGCGGTTATGAGAGCTTGGCGAATGTGAATAATGGACTGATCGCCGAAGTTCTCATAACTCCACCTTTGATCGCCGGGGTAATAGAGTCTTAAGCGCTCTGCGATTTCTCCCCAGTTGATTTCCTTTGCTTTCCCCTAGATGAGGAAGGGGAAGCTTTTTCTGCATCTAGGGGGGTATAGTCTTCCACTACTTCCCAATCAAGCAGGGCTTCGGCGGGTGTCTCCGTATAGTCCACAACGATATAAGTGAACAGTATATCTTTACGTTGCAGTACAACCCATCCGTTTTCCTTGGCGCAATTTAACGCAGCATCTTTGCCGTCAAACCCCTCTACCTTGAGTTTCCAAGATGGAATCCATTCACTTCTTTCCCCATCAAAAAAGCGGAACAACGCTTCAATAAGTGGGTAGTTTGGGAGCGCTTCTGTACTGGCTCGATTCCAGTCTTTTCTATATCGGGACTGGAGCATCATCGTCACAATCTCGGTCGTGAATTCCCCGTCTCCGAGTCTCCCCAACTTTAGATCGTTCTGGACTTTTAACGCATATCTATCCCAGGCTATTTTCTCATTAGGAGTCAAGCACCCCATTTTCCTGATTTCAACTTCCCCAATTTGAGGGCTACCAACGACCTCGGTCATGTCAGCTTCAACTGATGGGGGTGTCTTGAATGTCAGGCTTAAGATATTTGTGGGCATAATTTAGATTTTCGTCAAATAACGGTGAATAAGATTGTTGAGGAATCAATACATCGTAGCGATCGCCCGTAGATGGATCGATGACTTGTACGATTTTCTCGACTCCTTTCTCAATAAATATTATGCCACAGCGCAACTGGTTACTGTTGGTGATCGCGCTACAATGGACTAAGAACACTCCCTTGCCTGTTAGGTAATCTATAATAGGTTTTCCCATGGTTCACTTTAAGGTTACGCAAAGTAAATTCAAGGTTAGCAAAAAATTTATTCAAGAAAACAGGGAAATATTTAAAGCGGTTATGGAGGATCTAGGAAAAGAATTCACCGCCGTATTCAATGACCCTAATGAGTTCCCAGAGTATCCGGGTGATATTGTGGACACTGGGAAACTGAGAGACTCACAGAAAATGGTTGAAGTCAGAAAAGATCAATATCAGTTTGAATGGTACACTCCTTACGCTGGATATGTCTTTAGCGGATATATCACTCGTAGAAACAGAAGGATGCCTGGTCGCAACTGGGTGAAAGCAGGGGTTAGGCGTTTTGATTTTAGAAAGGTCTATCGGGAAAAACTTAAGGGTTACAAAGGAGAGAAATAGTCATGGCGATCGGCGGATCTATTGGTAGCATAGGGACGGCTACTTTTAATATTGCATTAAGCATAGGAAGTATTCCCAGGCAGATTGGTACTGCAACCCAGTCTATTACTCAAAGCATTAATAGAAGTATAGCGGGCATCAATCAGAGAGTCCAGGCGATTACGCAATCACAGACTTTTCAAGTTATTAGATCTTTGCAGGCAGTTACTAATTTCATCCAGGTAAGTCAGATCGCTTTTGCCTATGCATTCGTGAAAGAGATCCCCAAGATGATCAAGGTCACAGTTAAGGTGATGGCTGGTCTAGGGAAAGGAGTCGCCCAGGTAGCTGTATTGGCTGTTAAAGGCGGGGCGATCGCCGTCAAGTCAGTAGCCCATGTAGTAAAAGGACTATCTGGATTACTCAAGGTTGGAAGTTTTGTAGTTAAATCCGTAAGTAATTTCATAAAAATCGGGGCAGGCATAGGTAGGATATTTGTTCCCTCTATTGCAAGAATCGGGGCAGCGTTTGCCAAGTTAGGAGCGGGGATAAGTGCCAAAGGGATTAGTCTGTTTGCTAAGTCTGGAGCAAGTGCGTTAAAGGTAATCACGAAATCAGCAGCAGACGTAGGGAAAGCTCTTGCGAAACTTGGTGGCGAGGGCGCAACAACAGCATTAAAGTCTCTCTCTGGGACTCTGACACAATTATCTCAAAAATTTGCGTCTGGATTACCAGCGATCGCCAAACAAGCAGGCGCTGCTCTAAATTCCGTGAAGCAGACGGTAATGGGACTAGGTAGTTCTTTTCAGAATGTTATAGGTAATCTTGGAAAAATAGCGCAATCACCTACAACTGCACTCGCCCCCTTAGTCCAAGCAAACAAAACGCTTCGTGCTGCATTGAATGATATGGCGTACTCTGCTGGTAAGTCTTTATCGGATATGCTTGCGTTCTTTACTAATACGTTCTCTAAAGTAAAAGATAGTATTCAGTCTTTATTTAAGACGGTTTCTGGCATCCCAAAGATTTTCTCTGGGATTAAGTTTCCTGACATAGGGCAAAAGTTTATTAATGTTATTGAGAAAATAAAATCAACTTTCAATCTTGATTTTCTTAATAAAGTGATTAAGGGCGTACAGTCAAAAGTGGGCGCTCTATTCAATGACTTGTCTAAACTAGGCGGGTCTTTTAAAAAAGATCTTTCATCTGCATCCACACTCATCTCAAAAGGGTTGACAGGGCTAAAAGAAAGATTTGGGGAAGTCATAAAACTTGCGTCTGGGATACCTCAAGTAATCACTAAGGGGTTTTCTGCTATCAAAGGGATATCTTTTGCTCCCCTCAAGGCTGGGGCAACAGAGGTATTCAAGCTTCTAGGGGGAGGATTCCAGAATGTAGGAAAAGGGATTAATGCGATCGGCGGCGTTATTGGAGGGGTCGTCAAGCAATGGGGGTTTGCGATGGCATTCCTTGGGGCTGCCACGCCAGCCATTCGCACATTAGGAAAAGCTTTGTTTGCCCCATCCATGAGTCCACTGGAATCGTGGATACTTTATTTAATGAGAGGGTTGGACGCTGCATCCTCTAGTGCCACAAAAATATTCACCGCCCCCACAAAGTTAGCAAGTACCGGTAAGTTTATTTATCTGAATGAAGCAGGGGTCATAGATAGCTTCACATCAACATTTTCAAAGGCAACTGCGAAGGCTCAGACCATCATAAACAGGTTCAAAGAATCGGGAATAAAAGGACTGAAAGAGGAGTTTACGCGACTAGGCAAAGAGATAAAAGACTCTCTTTCGGGTATAAGTCAGAGGGCTGCTAAGGCAGGAGAGGCTGTTTCTAACACCGCTAAAAAAGCAAGAGAGGCGACTGCTAATGCGGCTAAAAAAGTGGGTAGCGACATCAAGAAAATCAACGAGATGATCGAGAACGATACTTTCGATGCGGCTCTCGATAAAGCAATTGATGAAGCGTTTGACCCAAGCAAGAGAACTCCAAGAACTAAACCACAGAGGAGATCCGCTGCCTCCGTCCCTACTCAAGCAACAGCACAATCCGTCTCTCAAGCAACAGCACAATCCGTCTCTCAAGCAACAGCGCAAAGCGTGTCATCGGCAACGAAGCAAGGGATAGAGTCTGGGGTCAAGGCAGCACAACAGTCAATACAGAAAGGGATCTCAACTCCGTCATCTAAAGGGGCTGCTGAAGGGATGGAGTCTGGGGTCAAAGCGGGATCGAGTGTTGCGATGAAGCGGTTCAAAGAGATGAAGTTTGGACAGGCAGCAGCAGACGCTTTCAACAAAGAGTTCCCTAGTAAGATAGCTCCGGGGGTTGTCGCCGCACAGAAAAATTTTGAGAAAATGTGGGCAGCAGGATTTAGGAAAAGCGCGAATCAATTTGATATTAAATTGTTAGGTGATGAGTGGAACAAGAAATTAAATGAAGGATTCGCAGGTCGTGTACGAAAATCTGTATCTGCGCCCGTACAAGACGTAGCTGATTATATTCCCCAAGTCCAAGGACTGAATGAGTATCTAAATTCAACAAAAAGAACGGCTTATGCACTCAGGGAATCCGCTATCGCGTTTTTGAGTTTAAAAGAATCCGCCGTTAGTTTTCGTTTGGCGATCACTAATGTTACCGCAGTGTATAGACAGCTTAAAACGGAGATGACTGCGGCGATTTCGGCGGGTATGTCAGCAACGGCTGGGCTGGGAGCGGGAGGAGTCACTCAGATGAATATGTTTGACCGGCAGCAGGGATTACGTCTTTCTATTGAGCTTCAAACTGTAACAAACCAAATTAAAGCGCTTGCTGTCGCATCCGGGGACAGCAAGTCAATGGTTGCTGAGGTGGTCAATGAGATTAATCGATTGGGCGCTACTACCGCTAAAACACCTCAAGAAATTGCACTGACTGCGGTTTCGTTAATCCGACTAGGGTTTAGTGCCCAACAAGTAAAAGAGACGCTTGATGGAGTCGTGAAAACCTCGATCGCTACCGGACTGGAGATGAATGTAGTAGCAGAAACAATGGCGGCGGCATTAAATCAATTCGGATTAGACGCAAGTGAGTCGGGAAGGATAGGCGATCTGTTCGCTTCAGTGACCGCGAATTCTGCCGCAAATGTCGTCGATATTGGGGAGGGATTAAAGTATGTTGGGGCTTCAGCAAAAGCCGCAAATCAAAATATAGAAGACACCGTAGCTGTTTTAGGGATGTTGAGGTCGGCTGGGATGGAAGGCGGAATGAGCGGGACTGGGATGATGGCCGCACTGAGATCGCTGCAAATGGCGGGTGCTTCGTCGTTTGGCGCGGGAGACATGATTGGCGCTTCCGGTGAATCGACAATTGGAGATAGCGCGGCGGGTGGAAAGCAAAGAGCAAATGCATTAGAGCAGTTGGGTTTAAGTAGTAGAGACATTCTGACCGCAGAAGGAAAAACAAAATCTATTTTAGACATCATCCCTAGGCTAAAAGAGCAAGTGGAGGAATTGAAACAGACAGCAGAGGGTCAGGCATCCGTCCCCGTTATTCTCGATACTTTGTTTGGGGAGTCAGGGGGGCGTACAATTAGCGCTCTCCTAGGAATGACAAACGAGCAGATGAATAAAATTATTTCATCTGCTCGGAATTACAGGGGGTTTGCAGCAGAAGCTGCGGAGATAATGAATGAGGGAGTTGTCGGCAAATTAAGAGAAATGCAATCCAAGATTACAGCGATCGCCCTTACTGTAGGCGATACATTTAAACCCATTATGGCGCTTTTTATTGGAGGCGTTAATCGGGCGATCGGTATGTTCGCTCTACTGCCCAAGCCTATGCAATCAGTATCGCTATTGTTTGCGACAACAGTACCTCTTATAACCGCTTACTATAGAGGACTTAATTTACTAATTTATGCTAGTGATGCGCTAGTAATTGCCAAAAAAGCCGTCACATTTGCAATGCAAGAAAATGCATTGGCATTAACTATCCTCAAAGTAAAGCAAATCACTTTAGCCGTAGTAGAAATGGCTAACGTTGTCAGAAATCAAATCTCAATCAGAGTCATGAGGATGATGACTCTGACTTATACAAAACAGATATTTGCGGCGGATTTGCTGTTTATAAAAGAGAAAGCCTTGGCTTTAATAACGGGGGCGCTTTCGGCAGCATATGGCACTACTATTCAAACGATGAGGAAAATGGCTAACCAGTTTCTAATAGCAGCTCAGTACGCTGGTACTTTTTATATGGCGTGGATTGCGGTTCAGGCTTTGCTTGAAAAATCCCAAGGAGCAAAAAATGCATCAATTATAGATGGATTGACCGAGCAAGCGGGAAAAATTCAATCGATTAATCCGGATAATGGAATTGATTCTGTTGGGGAAAAGATAGCTAATGGAATCGTTAAAGGGGTTGGGCAGGCAATGCAAGTTGTTAAACACCAAGTAACCCAAGGCATTAGCGATATTATGGGGGTTGTCGATAACATTAAAATACATGGGATCGTAGAGGGGATCAGGCAATCTATTGTTAATTCAGTATTAGTTGGTAAAGTTCTTATTATTAGCGCTGTAACGGCGATCGCTGCAACGATATTTATGGCGATGTTCAAAACAAAAAGAACGGTTACTGTAAGCCTAAAACAGTATGAATCTGCGTTTGATAATACATTAAAGTCAATTGGTCAAAAGCTAAACATATTCAAGACGGCAAAAGATTTCGCGATGTCCATCAAAGGGGAATCTATCGGAAAAGCGGCTTTACTGGCAGGGGGGGTAGCGGGAGCGGGAGGTGCTATAGCGGCAATAGTAACACTAATAAGCCCTGAACTTGCTTTAAAAATCGGCAGCATAATAGCGGGTATAGGAGGAATAGTTACTGCATTTGTGCAGTTTCGCGCATTTTTAGAGACCGGAGCTATTCAAGAATCATTAAAAAACGTAAGAGATGGATTTGTCGCTTTTTACGACTATATAGCTAAGGGTGGGCTAGTTGCTTCCCTTCAGTCAGCCAAAGATGGGCTTCTTGCATTTCAGGCTTACCTCGCTTCTGGAGGTATATTGAAATCATTAAAAGCTTTCCAGGTTGCGTCTATTGCTGCCCTAGCCAAAGTCAAAGCAGCAGCATTCGCTACAAGTGTAACCCTGACAGCAACTATCGGAATGGTTTTAGGGATTGGCGTTCTAATCGCAGGTTTAGCAATGCTGGCACTCTCGCTTCGAGCCGATCCTGTTTCCAAGTACGGGAAGGCTTGGGGTTTTGCAACCGCAGAGCAACGTGGTGCGGCTAAAGAGATGATAGCGCTGGAGAAGTTGAGCAGCAAGCTCAATGCGGGAATTCAGGAGCGGCAAACCCTTCTGCTGAATTACAAATCATACGATAAAGACACTTTTGCGGGCAAGGCCGAGGCGGCGATCGCTCAAGCTCAACAAGAAATCGATTTACTGAAACAAGTGGAGACAAAAGATGCCGATCATCAAAAAATGATCAATAACGAAATAAGTATAAGGGAAAACCACATCTCCTTACTAAGAGCAAGGAATTATGAGTTACAAAGGGGGGTAAAAGCAGAGGAGACTATGAGGTTTACCCTGGAGCAGATAAATGACCTCATCGCTGAACAGACTTTTGAGATTGAAAAGAATGCCAAGCGTAGAGAAATGGTGATCGCACAGTCCGTATCTCAAGGGTTGATTTCCAAAGAGTCAGGGCAAACCCAGTCACTCCAAAATCAATTGAGAGCAGAAAAAAATAGATTAAAAATGGAGGAAGCCGCCCTACGCTCAATTGAGGAATCAAAGTTCGGAGAGACAGACGTTGAGGAATTGGACAAGTTAGAGGAGGAATCTAAGAAAAAGCAACTCGCTCTATATGATATGAGAGCAGA